TCATTTTTTAGGGTTAAAACCGAGTCCGGTCATTTCGTCGAAAACAGCCGCCACAACGTCGTGAACCATTGTACTCAAATGGAGCCGCCAATAGCTCGGCTCAATGAGCGTGAGGGGAAGTGTCGTATCTTTTTTGTAAACTTGTTGCTGCGTATCGAGAACTATTATTCCGACATTCAACATGGTGTCAGATACGCCGATAAACAGGAGTATGGTTTTCGATAGATATTTGCTGTACTGATGAATAGAGCCGTCGAAATCTTCCTCTCGGAGTTTGAAATTGTGGTCTTTGCAGTACTGAATTATATGTTCTTTTGTCGTTGCCATAGTCTATTGTTTTTTTATCCAAATTCCGCTCTGTTTTTTCTCGTATCCTTGTAAGCGCATAACCTCGGCATGCTTGCTCGACAGCAAATGATATACGCCCTTGTAATCCTGCTTTTCATACAACTCAACGAGCGTTTCCCAACTGTCTATAATGGGCTTGTACCAAGGAAAAATTTCACAAATGCGGGGCAGGTCATAAGCCGGTGAAACCTCTGCAAATGTTACGAGGTCATAGCAGCGTGAGAAGTCGTCGGCATCGTGAGGTATGTCGAATCTTCCAGCCGAACCGGAACCAACACCCATCAATCCGCACCACATTGTTCTCGATGAAATGCCGACATTGTGAGTGCCTATCCATTCAATCATTTTTTGTGTGTTCATATCAGTAGCGGAATTTGGTGAAGTGGATGATTGCCATAGGCTGTGCGAGGTCGTAGTTTTTGAACCAATTCTCCCAATCCTCGAACGATAAACCGTCGTTCAGAGCAATTTCGTTTTTTCGCTGATACACAATTCCGATACGAGGCAGCCCGAGTTTGCCGTTCACAAATTCCAGCCGTTGGATTCCCACGCCGTCCTCCTTTGTCAGCCGGGCAATTTCAACCTGTTTGCTGCGATAAGGTTTACCCGTCCATTGCCGGATTGATAGGCAAGCCTCACCCCGTTCAACCTCGGCGATACGTTTCTTCCAAAGTGGGTAGTTCGCACGTATCGTGTGGATTTTTGGAATCGTAGTTTCCCAAAAATCTCGGTAAATGCACGAGTAGTTATCTCGGCCTTTAATGAATTTTTCCCAAAAATGTGTTGGCTCGCCAGCCCGATTATGTCCGGTTGGGAACCGCTTTGAAAGTGTAATTACATACGTTTTCATACTGTTATTGAGGTTAAATGAATAATCCGAGTTCTTTTTTCAGTCGTTTGTCGGCGATTTGTATGTATTCGGGATTCAACTCGAACCCGATGTATTTGCGGTTGAATTTTCGGGCGACTATGCCCGTCGTTCCGGAACCCATAAATGGGTCGAGGACGATTCCATTTTCAGGGCATCCGGCCAAAATGCAGTCAGCCACCAATTTTTCGGGGAACGTCGCAAAATGCGCTTCTTGCAGGGGTTGTGTCGGGATTGTCCATACGTCTCTTTTGTTCCGAAATTCCCTGTCGATATATGCGTTGCCGCTTTTTGTCCGGTAAAACTTTTCGGGGGTAGCCGTGTATTTGTTACCGCCGTAGCGAGGTGCATTTGTCGGGATTGTGCCGCTTGTTACGGCTTTTTCATGGATAGCCTCACAGTCGAAGTAATATTTCGGGGATTTGGTGAGCAAGAAGATATATTCATGGGATTTCGTACACCGGTCTTTCATACTTTCCGGCATGGGGTTAGGCTTTGCCCAAATAATATCCTGCCGCAGAAACCAGCCGTCCGCCCGTAACGCAAAGGCCAGCATCCAAGGTATGCCGATGAGGTCTTTGCTCTTGTAGCCATCGAATTTCTTGACTATGGCCGAACGCCCGACAGTCCCTCGATTTGTCCCCTGTTTGTATTTCATGGCATTGTCGGGATAGTTTGCTGCCCCTTTTCCGCTGCCAGCATAGCAATCCCCGATATTTACCCATAATGTTCCCGCAGGGGCTAATACCCGCCTTACCTCGTGGAATACGCCGACCAGCTTTTGAATGTATTGTTCAGGCGTATCCTCTAACCCGATCTGACCGCTCACTCCATAATCCCGCAGGTTGAAATACGGCGGGGAGGTAACACAACAATCTATGCTATCGTCGGGCAGATTGCGTAACCCCGTAAGGCAGTCAATGTTATATATTATATTCGCTTCCATATTGTTAGAATGGGCAATCGTCGTCCGGCATATCGTCGTCTCGGAAATCAAACACGCTGCTGCGGTATGCCTCCTCCAACAGCTCTTGTTGGTGTTGTTGCAGGTGGTTGGTATTGTCCCATGCAATAGCGTCGAAACTTGCGCCGTCGAACGGTGTGTACCGCCCGTTGTTGATGTTGTACTTGAATAGGCAAGTCCCGCACTCTCCGAGGTGTCGGAACTTGACTTTCTGAACGTGAACCTCGACCGTATTTTCAAGGCGGTTCCGGTGAACCACGATGCCGAAATCTGCTTTGTTGTAGAAGTTGGCCGAGCCGCTGATGTCATACAGCGTCGGGGCTTCAATTACTCCGTCTTTGTGCTTCGGCTGCTTGGTCGGGTGCGCCATCAGAATTATGAGGATGTCATTGATTTGAGCGAAATTCGTCAGCTTGTCGAGCAGTTCGCTGATGTACTGCGTTTCATTCCGGTTTCCCTGTTGGCTCTCCAATCGGTTGTATGGGTCAATTACGAGGGCTTTAATGCCCCGCCGCCGGACGAGGAATTTGGCTTTTTCGAGGATTGTATCTACTCGGAAATTATCTGCTGGGCTGATGAAGTAAAAGTTATCTTCGAGGTGTTCTTTTACCAGCCGATATTCCCCGAATTTAAGCGTTTCCTTGCTGAATTTCTTGCCGGTAAACTTCTCTATCAACTTGGATGCGTGATAGGCGAGCGGGGCGTTTTCGGGGCTGAAATATGCGAATCTCCACCCGTACCGCATATTGAGCCGTTCGGCAATTTCGTCGATGAACTCCGATTTACCGCTGCCCGGAATACCTGTTACGATGCAGAGGCGTTTGGTCTCGAATGAACACAACCGGTCGAAATTGTCGTGCCCGATTGTTACGCCCTTTTGCAAGCCGTGTTCAAAAATGGCGTCCAGCGATTGCTCAAAGTCCGAAACCGTAAAAATACCCTCTACCTTTACCTCCGGCGCATCGTCGAGGCATTTCAGCAGGCTATCCCGTCCGAACTTCATCAAATGCTCGTTGGCGTCCTTGCATCCCTCCCCATATTCGAGAATGCGACAGCGGTCAGCTCCGAAACGCCGTAACAACTCGTCCCGTAAGATAACGCCTTTGGTGTCGGTGTCCGATGCGATGAAAATCGTATCTTTGTCGTCGAAATACTCCTCGATATAATCGTCCAGGTAAGAGAGGTTGGCATTTGCCCCGTTCGGAACGCTTACAACGTCGGTACGGCCACACTCAATGAACGAAAGGGCATCCATTTCGCCCTCCGTTATGATACACTCTTTTTGCCCTTTGATAGCGTCGATATTGTATGGCAGCAATTCTGCCCCCGATACCATTTTGAAACACTTGTCGCCCGTGCGGAACTTCGTGTTTACCAATTCGCCCCTGCGGTAGTAGTTGAATTGGATTGTGTTGGCCTGACCGTTTTTCTGTGGCATCCATTCCATACCCTCCGTAACCCGCATTTGTTCGAGCGTCTTTTTGCTGATACCCCGCCCTGCAAACCAAGCAATGGCCTTGCTGCTCATAGCAGTATTGCCTGTCTGTTTGGGTTTTTTGTATTCGGGCTTCTGTCGAGCCAGCGGGCGAGGGTTGTAAAACGGTTTGTCCCACCGCTGCTCTTTTTCGACGGCGCAGCCTGCCCACCCGCAGTAGTGGCAGTTGAATACACCTGTCGCCAAGTCCACCGATAGGCTTTTATCCCGTTTGTTGTGGCGGCTGTCCCTACATTGAGGGCAGTAGGTCTTGATGTTGCCGCTCGTGCGATTGTACGGGATTTCTATTCCCAACTCTCTCCACCGCATCATAACAGCACCCATTTTTGCGTTGAACTATCCCAAGCGTATTTATCGCCCGGACGGGGAGGAGCGTTCATCGGGATTGTAACCTTTCCCGACCCATACGTCCGGCGTCCGTTCTCGATGCGCTCATCACAGCCGAGGGTGGTGGAACCGGTTTTGTGTTGCTGGCCTTTGTTGGTGTAGTTGCCCTCCATGACCTTAACCCAGTTCGTGCCGTTGCTGAACAGCCAATCGAACGTCGCTTGCCAATTCGATTTGTTTTCGCCCCGCAAGAAACTGGATGCCTCGACTGCCTCAAACAAAGCCTCGCAGGTCGGCATCCAACTTTCGGGCTTGCCGAACTCGTTGAGCCGGGCTTTTATCTTAGCCCGACGAGGGTCTGATAACTTCGATATTTTCGGTAGGCTCTTGCATATCGAATTCCACAGGTCGGCAATATCCTGATAAGGATATTTTATTTCTCCTTTCTTTTCCTCTCCTTTGCTCTCCTCTCCTTTACTATGTTGTTTCGGGTTGCCGCTTGCATCAGTTTCATCAGTTTTTACGGGGTTTTGGCTCGCCATAACTCCGCCATTATTCGGCATACTTGCGTTTTGCCCCTCTGAAATGCGCTTCCGTTCACGGTTTGCGAGCAAAGAGGAGAACCGTTGCTGGTGGGCTTTGGAAATGAGTTTATTCCCAGCCCGCTGCAACAACCCGATTTTTACGCAGTATTCAACAATTTCGGTCAGCTCGCTAACCGATACGTCATAATCCGCCGCAAGGAGTTCGATGTTTATTTCCTCCCACTCAACCTCGAAAAAATCGCTGTCGGTGAGTGTTTCCAACAGGTAATTCCATACGGCATACCCTGTGTGGGAAAATTTACGGCGGAGAGCCTTTATTTTCACGTCATTCCGCATATCAGCGTCATGCGTGAAATACTCTGCATTATTTTTCTTGGGTCTTGCCATATCCTTAATTTTTAAGTGTAGCTAAGAGTGATTGCCGGAGGTTTTCGTTGTGGGCTTTCCACTCGAAATTTGCCAAACACCATTGTCGATAGCTGGCCGGAATGTCGGCGATGCGCTCGCCTTTATACTTGCCGAAAGGCATGACCTCGATAACGGCTTTCCGCCCGGCATCCATTGCGTCCACGTCCTGTTTCGTTACCCGTCCGATGTCGCTGATAGGTATGCCGCTCAACAGCTTCCCGCCGCTGCCGAACATTCTCCATATCTTCCCCCGTTCAAATGTGATGTCCTCGACCTTGCCGAAACGGGCTACATTGCCGCCGAGGTCGATAATGAGGGCGTCCTGTTTGCCCTCGTCGATACGTGTAGCACGCCCGATGATTTGGTAATACAGGGCGATTGAGGCCGTTGAAATGCCGAGAACAATACAATCTATCCCCGTGTAGTCGAAACCCGTTGAAAGCACCCGCACGTTGAAAATTACCCGTATGCGTCCGGCTCGGAACTCCGATATGACGAAATCCCGTTGCCGCTTATCCATATCGCCGTATATCACGGCTGAATTTTCATACCGTTGCGATAGGTCGATAGCGTCCTGTACGCTTGGAACAAACACGAGGATATGCTTGCGGTCTTTGTTGCTGTTGAGTGCGTCGATTATGCCGCCTGCGCCGTTGTTGGCATTGTATGCTTGTTGAACGCTGTATTCCGTGTATTCGGATTTGGAGGAGTTGAACACGAGCATACTGTCGTCAAAATCGGCAGCCTGATACACGAGTTTGCTCCAAAATCCGAGTTCTACCATTTCCCGAACCTGCCCGACGTGGATAATGTCCTTGAAAAAATTGCCTTTCTTGCTGCGGGAGGTCAGCATCACAAGTTTGGAAAAGGTGTTGCCGTCGAGGTCTCGGTTGGTCTGTAATTTGACAGGCGTGGCCGTTATGCCGAGAACGTGTGTGATCCCGCTTTCTTCGAGGAACTTGCCGAGCATACTATCGGATTCACGGGGATATAGATGCGCCTCGTCAATGAGCATTTTGGTAAAGCCCATTTGTTTGAATGTCGCTCCGAGCGACTTTATGCTGCCGATAGTGGCGTAGGTAATTTGTGCGATGTCCTTTCGACCGAATGATGCGGAGTAGATACCGGCGTTGGTTACGAACCCGCATAGCGATAGGTATTTTTTGTAGTTCTGCTCCAACAGCTCCTTTGAGGGCTGTAAAACGAGCAATTTATCCGTGCAGTTCTTCGCAACGAAAGCAGTAAGGATTGATTTTCCCCACGCTGTGGGGAGTACTATCAAACTCGGTTTCGGCTTCTTTTCGTTGAAGAATGCAATCGCCTTGTTTATCGGCTCTGATTGATTGGAACGTAACGTAATCATAGCCGTATAGTGTTAAAAAGCACCGTATTTAGGGCTACCACGCATAACAGGAGCGTAGGGAGGCCTTTCGGCCACTCCCACCCATATACAGTGCTATGTTCTTTCTTATTCATACTCTGTTACTTTTGGTTTTGCGAAAATAATAAAATGATTATAATACAATCATATTTTGAGCGAAGAAAATTTAACTGTTCAGTTTATACTCCCATAATTGCCCTAAAAAATCATTTGGTGTCATTGTCTATCTGCTTTTTATTGTTCAACTTCCTTGTCAGTATGACCGCTCGGCGTTTGATATTGATAGTCTTGGTATCTTTGTCGGGCAGGTCTTGTAAAGCAGCGAGAAGTTTGATAATTTCCTCTCGCTGCTGGTTTGATATTGCATACATTCCCTCTATTTTAGGATAAATCGGCGTGTGCCCGGTACTATCTTCGTGAACTCTTGTGCAAGGTCGGGGTGGACTTTCCCGAAAGCCTTGCTATCGAATTTTGCGCTGTCTTTGGACGTTTTCCACGTTGCGAGGGTTTGGCCTCCGTAACTGATGGCTTCTGCATCCCCGAAGCCCATTTTGATTTTCGATTCGAGTTCTTCTTTGGTGGCTTCGAGTTTGGCAAGTTCTGCTTTTACCACTTTCAGTTGATTGCAGGCCGAGAGGATGTCATCGCTAACCTCAATGATTTTTCCCTCCGTATGGCGGGCGTATTTCGTGATAACGTCCGTAACGGTAGTCGCATCCGGTTCCACGTTTCCGATGATGTTATCAACCCAAAAGCGTTCAACCTCCTCAATCATCCATCCGAAGAAGTCCGGAACAAATGCGATGTCCTTGTACCCGAATTCTCGGCCGGAACAGAGCCAAGCCAGCGAACCTTGCTTAAATTCCGAAACTCCGAGCAGGTATTGAACCTGGCAGAACCAATGCTTCGGCAGGTCGTCGGGGTCGATTGACATTTGGGTTGTTTTACACTCCAATATCCCTTTGTTGTTCGGGTTTCGGTGGCCGTCCAGCCAATAAGTACGGTCGGGGGAGGCTTGCAAGAACCCTTTTTCGTTGTTCTTGAACAACCAATCTCCGGCTGAACTTTTGATGACCTCTCGGCCTGTTGCGTCAGCCCAAAACTGCGATACGGCATCTTCGAGATAATGCCCGGCTTTCATCGCAAAGGTTTCGTCTTTGGGGGCGTCCAGCCCTTTTTTGCGTCTCCATAGCTGGTAAGGAGTTTCCCACGGATTGAGGCCGAGGATTGTCGCTACTTCGGAACTACCGATACCGTCTTTGCGGTATTCGAGCCATTCGGCTCGGTCTTTGGGTCGTATTACTGTATTGCTCATACTAATTTACGTCTTTAATGGTTTGGGAAATTGTATCTATTGCCGCAACTTTTGTGGCCTTACGGAGTAGGTCGATGAAATCGGAGTGTTGGGTAATGGCATTTGCAAGGGAGGGCACGAGCATCCCTTCTGAACCAACAACCCCTATGAGAGATGCGCTGGTGCGTTTACCCCCCCCCCTCGGATTTTGCGATACATTCAGAGGTAATAATGATTACGCTCCGGTTTTCTTTGTTTTCCTCCTGCCACTTTTGCAGGTCTTTTACGATGTTTTGAATATCCATTTCTGTTAATTTTGAGGTTTTGAAAATAGGGAGGGTGAAAATCCCTCCCTGATATTTTTATTTGCGGGTTAAGTTGAAATCAGCCCATAATTTGATGAACTGCTTTCCGCAGTAAATGGCGAGGTCGCTGCTCCGCAAGCAAAGGCGAGAGCCGAAGCGCGCATTCGTAGACGAGGGGGCGTAATCCGAAGACGCACAGCCGAAGCCCGCATATTCAGTTACATAGTCAGCGGTGTCAATCATTCGCCGCTCCTGCTTTTCCCCGTTGCCCATGTCGTCGAGTTCCGCCTGTGTGTAGAGGTAAAACCAAGGATAATACCGCCACTCATCCTCTGTAAACTGTGGTTCCCAGCCCTCGTTTAAGGCAGCGCAGATGATGCGGAGTTTGAGATACGCCAGCATATCAGGGCTGATGTTGTCGGATTGGGCGCAAAACGCTCGGGAATCGCATACAAATGGGTGGTTGCTGTCGAGTGCAGCCATTGCGTCCTCGAACGTCTTGATACGCTCCGTTACTGGGCGGTCGTCTTTGGTTGTTACCGCATCGCCGAACAATGTGGCGAGCAGTTTTTTCGTGTTGTCGTCAGCTTGTTTGTACGCTGCTTCGAGATTCGATTTTTTGATTTCTACGTTATCCATTGTTATATTGAATTATGCTCTTTCGAGCGGTTATTTTTTTGTTACTTCGCCTGTTTCGGGATTCACGGCCTCCGATGTTTCGGAGGGTTGTCCGCCACCTTGTGTTGCAGCCGTAGCTGCGGCGGCAGCCTCTGCCACCTTGCGGCGTTTGGCCTCGGCTTGTTTTCGGGCGTCCTCGGCCAACTTCTCTGCGTCGGCGGTGTTCTGCTTGAATGTTTCGGCTACGGTCGTTGTGCCCTCCTTTATGGCGTTTTTCAAGCCGCTCAACTCGAACACCATTTCGCTGGTGATTTCCTCGATACGTTTCACGCCGCAGTAGGTGAGGATGTCCGTCTGCGATACACCCAGTTTGCCGAAGTAGGCAATCATATTCTGCCTGCGGGTTTCGAGGTCTATGGCTTTGCCGAGCGCAACCTGTTTGATTTCGTCGATGACCCGTTTTGTTACGGCTTTGGGAACTACTTTCAGAACTGCATTTCGGAAAGCGATTGCCGATGCTGCGTTGCCGGTTGTAACCTGCATATCTTCCGAGTAGGTTTTGCCGCTTTTGTCCGTGATACGGCGTTTCACTTCGACCGAAACGGCAAGATTGGTTTCAAGGTCATGGCATACGCCCTGTGCCGTGATCGTCTTGCCGTCGTTGCCGATGATACGGGTTTGTACCCGCATATTTCCCCACGCTCCGGCGATAATCTCTGCGAGGCGTACCGATACGCCCTCGATGAGTGTCCCCTGTCGGCGCAGGGCATAGAAACAATCTTCTGCCGTCGAATTGTCGAGCGTGGCGATTGTCTTGATGTTGTTCAATGCCCCGTAAATATCACGAGGGTACTGCTTTGCGGTGGCGATTTGGGTATCTACCTCCGCCCGGTTGATTGCTTGCAGCATCTCAGCCTGTTTGATTTCGATGATGTCACTCATAATTGCTGATTTTTTTTGCCCTCTTACAGCTTCGGGCTTTGCTTGCGCTGGGGGCAGGGTTCGAACCTGCGAAATAGAGGTGGCGAAGTCCGTGAGCGCACTTAAATCACCACCTTAGCGTAATGCCGCCTCGCCTCCCCAGCCGGTTTATAATTGCAGTTTGGATTGCCCCAATTCATTCATGCGTGTCCCTTTCTGCGGCAGCGGGTATTGGTGGTAGTAGGTTTTCCAACGCCGCCCGTCCTTTTCGTTCCAATAGCTTTGTATGTCGAATCCCTCGCTTTTGAGGAGCGATACAATTTTGCGGAAATCGACGGTTTTGCCGATGCGGTTTCCCTGTGCCGTTGTCATCCTGATTCCGGATTCAAAGGCTGCCCGGATGCGGGCTTTCGCTGTATTGAGGCTATCGTCCATAACTCACTTTTTTTTGTTGATTGCTGTGTAGGTGGTGGCTGCACTTTCAATCTCGGTGTTTGTTTGTATCTTGTTTTGCAGCATCCAATCTTCGATTTCCTCTTTCTTGAAATAGAGAGTACGTCCGTTGGGCTTGTAGTGCGGGATTTTTTGCCCGCTTGTCAGGCGATATATGTGCCCTTTCGTGAACCCTGTTATTAGGGCAACATCATCTATCGTCAGGACGTTTTTTGCCCCCAATAGGGCTATTTTTTCGAGCCGGTCTATTTTGGAGGTTAGTTCTTGAAATTCCTCCGAGCGGTGTTGTTTGTCTTTATCATTCATTGCGTTAGTCATAATCAAGTCCGTAAATATCTTCTATGCTACCTGCCCCGTAGCATTCTTCGCAACTTTCAACCTCTCTTGCATCGGCGGGCAGCAGGGCGTATTCTTCCTCGGAGATTCGGTCTCCGTTCTCGTTGTAGTAGATTTCGCCCGTTCCGTTGCAGGCAGGGCAGGTTATCATTCGAGGTTCCGGTGTGCAACTTGGGCAACCGGGGTATCCGTTACATACCGGGCAACTCATATCTCACAATCATTTTCATCGTCCATATCAGGCAGCAGTCCTGCTTTATCGAGCCTTTTTCCTACGAGGCAGCATAACCCCAGCGATGCCAGCCCAATTCCTTTCAGCAAGCAGAATTTTCCCAAAGCCATATCGTCTATTGGTTCGCCGGAAAGCCAAATGATGGATAGGATTCCCCATAAGCCTATTGCATACAGGCGGGTATATTTTGCGATTGTCTGTTTGTTCTTTTTCATAAAGCCGCAACCGTTGATTGAGCGATAATTTTCTGATAGTTATGCAAAAGCCTCACGAGCCGTCGATTTTCGCTGTTGAGTGTTTTGTTCGAGGCTTCGAGAGCCGTGATGTACCGTTGGTCGTCCATACCATTGCGGGAAACCGAAACCGGTTCCGTCTGTATCTGTTGTTGGGCAGCAGCCCGTTTTGACGCAGCTTTTTTCTCCCAATACCGTTGCTGGTATTTCTTGTTGTACTCGTACTTGGCTCGTGCAGCTTCGGGGCTTAACTTTGTACTCATAATTTTCCCTCCCTTTTAAGCCGTTTTTCGGCTCTTTTACGCATAACCCAAATAGTTGATGAAGAATGGATGTTGTACTTCTGCATCAAATGTTGGGTTACGCCTGTTGCACTTTGTCCGGGAACGGACATTAACTCGTTCCATTCGTTGTAGATAGCCATATCTTTGGCTTCCTGTTCCTCTTGATAGGCCGTTTTGAAAACCTTTTGTTCCATTATTTTTGCATTTACTGTTTGGTTTATTTTCGATTTCAAATTTTTCTTCATATTTTTGAATGCGGTTTTATTAAAACCCGTGTGCAAATATAAACTTTGTTTCGATTTCAAACAAAATTTTCGACACAAAGTTGCGATTTAATTTTAAGTTAGTTTGCAAATGACAGAAACACAAAGGGTTAAAAAGGTGATAAATTGGCTCGTTTTTATGGAATACGCCGAAAACGAGCGAGAATTAGCCGAGAAGTTAGGCTATACAAAGTCATCATTCTCACAGATAGTAAATGGAAAAGTGCCTTTGTCGGAAAGATTTGTGCAGAAATTGGCGTCTGTCGATAGAAATATAAACGAAGTTTGGATAATGACAGGCGAGGGCAATATGCTGAACTCCGTGGAGGCGGGAACAAGTGTCGTAACTATTCCGGCAAATGTTTGGGAGGTGATACAAACGCAGGCCGAAAGCCTGAAAAGCAAGGACAAGCAGATAGACGAGTTGGTTGCCTTGTTGAAACAGCAAATTGCGGAAGGCAAAAAAATGCCTGCCCAGCAGGGAGGCAATGCCACCTCTGCCGTTGCAGGATAATAGAGTTCGGACAAATCCGATATAAAGTACCGTTATATTGAAATTTATGAACACAAGGTTACTCGAAATAATCAAATATAAAACAGGCGGGCGACAACGGGAGTTTGCTGATTTGTTGGGCTGGACGCCTCAATATCTTGCCAAGTTGCTAAAAGGGGAAAATTTCGGTATCACGCCGGTAATGACAATCGTATCGAAGTTGCCTGACATCAACGCCCGTTGGTTTTTGACCGGCGAGGGGGATATGATTGAAGAACCCAAGTATGCGGACATTCGGAAAACAATGCTCGAAAATATGCTTGCATTGCTCGACATTGAGAAATATATGCCTGTAATGACCCCCGAAGAGTTGCGAGACTACGAGTTGATAGTTATCGGACACAAAAAGCCCGATTTCAGCCCCGAATTGGTTGCAAAATGGCAAAGATTATTACAGGAGCGAGAAAATAAAATAGACGCAAAATTCAAGGCCGCAAACGCCCATTCAGAAAAGATATGCATCAAAGCGAAAACGAAAAAATAACAGCCCGATTTTTCGAGGCTTTATACGCCCTGAAAGCAAAGGGGGTGATACGAGGGAAAAAGACGTTTACCGACCGATATAATATCAACCGGTGGAACCTGAATGCCCTCGAAGCGAAAAATCCCAATACCACGCAGAATAGCGCACAATTACCGTGGTTGGTGTACCTTGTCAGAGATTACGGCGTGTCCGCCCATTGGTTGCTAACGGGGCAGGGAGAAATGTTCAGGAAAACGCCGTAGCCGCTATTCTTTGTCGGTTTCTTCCGGCAATATGTTCGGTATCATCGACACGGCCTCTTGCTTCTTTTTGTCGAGAATCTTGGCGTATATTTGGGTGGTCTGAATCTCTTTGTGTCCGAGTAATTTTTGCAGGGTATAAATTTCTGCTCCGAGGTCGAGCATCAAAACGGCGAAAGTGTGCCGGCCTGAATGAAAGGTTATATCCTTTGTTATACCAGCACGAACTGCCCACATTCTTAACTCCGTTATCATATAGGAACTATATTTGAAGCCGACAAACACTCTGTCGTCGGGCTTACCTCGCTCGCCCAAGTAGGAGGCTGCCTGTGGATTGATGTCGAGATATTCTTGCCCGCCCGTTTTCTTCTGCTTGAAAATAATACGGGTGAACTCCCCGTGCTGTTGGACTTCTTTCCACCGCATTTTTTCGATGTCGCTCTTACGGATTCCTGTCAGGCAACTGAACATAAACGCCTTTTTCAAAGCAGGGTATTTGCAATGCGCCGCAGCCATAGCCTTTACTTCGTCGAGGGTGAGGTAGCATCGTTCCGATTCCCCCGCTTTGAACCCCTCGATACCCCGCAGGGGGTTATGGGGCATAATGCGGTCGTCGAACGCTTGATTTATACATGCCCGCAGTTTGTTGAAATAACTTACTTTGGAATTTTGCGACAACGGCTTTGAAATCTCGTCCGTTACTATCTTCTTGCGCTTATCCCTGCAACGGGCGGTTTTATCCAAATACTCCCGAAAGCCCTCTATCCATTCCGGCGTAATGTCCTTGAACGTGGTGTTCGGTTTGCAATATCGTTCGAGGTGTTTCAGGCAGCTATGCCAATTTCCCCAATTCCCGTTGCTGTCTGTGCTCCCGTGTCGTTTTTCGCACATTGCCCGGTAATAATCGAGAAAATTGGTTTCGAGTTTGTACGCTGCATTGAACCCAAATTCGCCGTTCTGTAATTCGACAATCCGTTTCGCTTTGACGGCTTCGGCCAGCTGCAAAGTCTGCCGGTTCTTCTCTTTGTCGGCTTTTGTCTTTTCGGGGACGAGATACATTTTCAGGTATTCATACGACCGCTTGCCGTTCAAATATATGTCCAGGTATAACGACACATTGCCTGTCGGCGTCGTCCGCTTCCGGAGGCGGATAGGTTCTTTTGCTGCTCCCATATTTGTTGCTTTTGTTGCTCAAATTATTTCGAGCAACAAATTAACAACAAAAAATCGACAAATCAAATACAACGTATGTAAAAAGAAACGCCCCTTAATAGGAGGCGTTAATCGTTCATTAATAGATGTTTATTTGACTTTATTAGCGGTTTATTTGTGCATTGTTTGACATTTGATTTCCTCGCTTCATTTGCCGACGCACTATTAAATGCCTGTTGACTATCAATAGTTTACGGCTTAAAAGATAGGAACTTCAAAAATTTACTTGTTTTTTCGCAAAAAATCGAAGATTTAACGATTTTTTTCATCGGTGCCCTCCGAACAGGGGGAAAAGAGGCAAAAACAGCCCTTTCGGGCCCCGACAGACCCCGTCGCAAAGATAGGGCATGTCGGGGTTTATTTCGCCAAAACGGGCTGTAAAATCGAGCATGGATTCACGGATATTTTCGGATTCCAAGTGAGGTATTTGGTGCTTTATTGGAGTGGCCGATGGGGATCGACTTTTATAACCGAATTACTTATAAGATTTGCATCCAAAAGAGAAAATGGCTGAAGCCTTTTGTCATGGCGCAGCCATCTCTTTTCTTCCCTTATTTTGACTTTACTTTAATGAACGTATATATGAATACGGGGATAAAGTAAAGTTGTGGCAATCCGTCGAACCATACCATCAGAAGAAAATCATATTTGGCCGGATCTCCTCAATCATCTTTTGCGGAACTTCGCATTCCCGGGCGATCTTCGGCCACATGGATGCCGCCTGGCAAACCTCGTCGATAATCCTTGCGGCATTCTTGATGTTGTTCTTGGCCGCGCATTCGAGCAGGTCGTCTTTGGTGATACCGCTGAATTTGCCGTTTATCGACATCTGGTGCGCCGAGGTCCACTGGCCGTCGGGATTGTAGGCGTAGCCCATGTCGTAGGCCGGAGAAAGGCGCCATTTTCCGCCTCTGTCCATCAGGAACGAGATGTTCTTCGTGTGATCGTCCTGGTTGCGCACCACGACATTGAACACCATTCTGCGGAACATCTCCTGCGCCTCCTTGTAGGTAAGCCGCAGCCCGCGCATCACGGCGAACGCCTGTTCGTAGGAGTAGGTCCTGAGAAGCCGGTAATCGAAGTGCGCGATACCGCAGAGTGTCTGCATGTGCACCTTTGCACCGTTTATCCGATCGAACCGCTTTGTCAGGAAATGAGCCCTCCCGTTCTCTTCGATCAGCGTGCATTCCGCCATATCGATGCCGCATTCCTTCACAAGACGTGAGAAGGAGTATTCCAGACGCCCGAAGTTCTCCGTCTCCCTGAATCCGGCCGTGGCGGATACGCCGTCCAGCTTGATGATGTGGTAGTCGAACCCGTCGGGAGCCTCGACCTGTCCCGAACGGATCTCTCCGGTGGCTTTGTTGTAGGCAATGATTGCCTTGGCACGTTGCCCGCCGGCAGAGATGCCGAGGCGCAGAATTTCTGCAATGGCAGCCTTTTTGTCGGAGCCGATGTTCACGTTGAAACTTGATTTGTCGGTAAGGGCTTCTCTGGCTACATCCACCAAAGAATCGACCTCTATCCGGATATCCGTATCGACTGCGTCGATGGCCGGCTCGAATTCAAGGGCTCCCATGCAGCGTTTGCCCAGAAAGCAAAGCGTCTCGATTGCATTGCCGCTGGTCCGGCCCGTCAAGGTCAGCCATTTCTCAAAAAGGGCCCGGCCGTATGTATCCGGCAGGGAGTCCGCCAGCATCCCGGGCAGGCCTTTGAAGGTCGTTTTGTCAAGTTCCCCGAAACTGTACACGCGCCCCTCCCTTACGGGCATCATCAGCGGTGAAGGCTCTATGCCCTGTCGCACAAAGTCCGGATCGTACTCGAACTGTGCGATTCCATATCTTTGGTCCCAACGTACCGAGCCTATGGGCTGGCCGTATAGATTGACCCGAGCTACATCTACCATTCCGATTTCTCCTTATTCTCTTTTGTGTAACCTTTGGATGCCCGCTTGCGCCTGGACTTGTTTGCTTTGCTGGCCAACTCGTAGTATTCGTTCGGACTCAACTGTTCCTCCTCGACGAGCGGGACGAAGACGTCTAGCTTGCCCAGGGTGCGCAGGACGCGGATTAGCGACTCGAAGTTCTTTACCTCCCCGTCTTCCATGCGCTTTATGGTGGAGATGGAAACACCGCTCTTGTCTGCCAGTTCGGCCTGCGACATGTTCTGCTTCAGGCGTACCGTTTTTATTTTGGCTGCAATCCTGTTGCAAAGCTCGGTGTCTGTTAGTATGTATATATTGTCTAACATTTCAAATTTAGCATCTGTTGTGACAAATATAAGGATAAAAGCTCAGAAATGAAATCTTATTAGAAATAATTTAGGCGGAGGCCAATTTATATGCCGTGAAACTTGTTGTTCGGTGTGTTTGGTTCGGAAATATCTTTTGCAGACAAAAGAAAAAATGGCTGGAGCCATTATAGCATGGCGCAGCCATCTCTTTTCTTCCCTTATTTTGACTTTGCTTTAATGAACGTATATATGAATACGGGGATAAGGTAAAGTTGATTTTTCTTTTGGTGAGAAAATAGGCCTTAAACATTGATGTTAAAATCAAAATATTCACTACCTTTACAATGAATATTATTTTGTTTTTTGCTTGATAAATATGAGTCTATGAATAATATATTAGCTTTTGATGTGTTAAATCCAAGCGAGGTAGCTTTACAGATTGCAACGAGAGTTAGAGCCCGTAGATTGGAATTGAACCTAACCCAGGAAGGCATGGCTGCAAGAGCCGGTCTTAAGTTCGCTACTTACCGCCGATTCGAACAGACGGGAGAAATCTCTTTGAAGGGGGTGCTTCAGATTGGATTTGCTTTGAATGCGTTATCAGAGTTTGATGCTCTCTTTGCACAAAAGCAATATCAATCATTGGATGATGTATTGAACGAACAAAATGTTACCCGCAAACGAGGAAAGAAAAATGAATAGCATCAAGCAGATAGAAGTAATATATAACAATCGGCAGGTCGGACGTTTGGCTCTGACGAAAGCAGGACTGTGTGCCTTCGAATATTCGGCAGAGTGGCTTAGTTCTGGTTTCTCTATTTCCCCTGTTGAACTGCCTTTGCGAAGCGGCGTTTTTATTGCCAAACCGCGTCCGTTTGAAGGTGGATTCGGAGTTTTCGATGATTGCCTGCCCGATGGATGGGGCCTTCTTATCCTGGACCGATACCTGCAACAAAAGGGGATCAATCCTCGCGCGCTTACTCTACTTGATCGTCTCGCATTGGTCGGGTCGTCGGGACGTGGAGCCCTGGAGTTCCGTCCGGATCATAGTGTCGTGACGCGACAGGATTATGCTGATTTTGAGAAGCTGGCTTTGGAGGCAGAACAGATATTGGATAGCGACGATTATATGGGTGAAGGCATTGAAGAGTTTCAGGATCGAGGTGGTTCTCCTGGAGGTGCGAGACCTAAAATATTCGTTCGTTATAGTGGTAGGGAGTGGTTGGTAAAATTTCGGGCCAAGCGAGATCCTCAAAGCATAGGAGTGGATGAATATCGATACTCGCTGCTTGCGAAAGAATGTGGCATTGAAATGCCCGAAACGAGACTCTTTGAGGACAAGTATTTCGGAGTGGAACGATTCGACCGTATGCCAAAAGGGAAATTGCATGTGGTTAGTGTCGCTGGCCTTATCAGTGCCGATTATCGGTTGCCCAGTATCGACTACAAGCATATTTTTCAAGTGTGCGCCGTGCTGACGCATAGTGTGGCCGAGTTGTGGAAAGTCTATCGACTGATGGTGTTCAATTATCTCATTGGCAACAAGGATGACCACGCTAAGAACTTCGCCTTTATTCATCGGGATGGCGATTGGCGTTTTGCTCCGGCCTATGACTTGTTGCCCAGCGATGGCATTAACGGTTTTCGCACGACTTCAATCAATGACAATATCGAACCGACGAAAGAAGATCTTTTGGCAGTGGCAGCAAAGGCTGGGTTGAATGAGCATGAGGCGGAGGTGATGTTTGATAGAATGGACACAATTGTCGGTCGAAAAGAAGATGTTGTTGCAAATCGTATGAAATAGTTACTTGACTATGTTTGGTATAATTCATAAATTTATAGTTGCATTGTTAGGAAAATTTAAAAATAAAAACACAATGGCAAATAATGAACAGTATCCTCGGTTTATTCCTGATAAACCAACCGGAGATGACGTTTTTGAAGGTCAATCTCAGACCAATCTTGCAAATAATATTTGTGAGTATATTCGTTCTAATGATTCTGCATCCTCTCGAGGACGGGGGCAGATGCCTAGGATAATTGGCTTGGAGGGGAAGTGGGGTTCTGGTAAATCTAATGTGGTCGAGAAGATAAAGAAAGATCTTGAAGGAGAAGGATATTATACTTTCACATATGATGCGTGGGGACATCAAGAAGATCTACAGCGTCGGTCTATTCTGGAGACACTTACTAATGCCCTTATAGAGGATAAGGTTCTGGAAGGAAAAGTTGAAATAAAAATGAGAAATGGGGAGTCTAACAAGGCGGAATGGAAGGACCAATTATCATTATTACTATCTAATAAAACAACCACAGTCACCAAGTCTCAGCCTCAGCTTTCTGGTTCGGCTATTTGGGGTATCTCATTAGTCGGATTATTTGCTATATCAACCACTATAATGGGACATATGATTGATATCACAGATGCGTCATTATCTCGATGCTGGATAATATTCATAGATATTCTTCCTATCATAATTGGAGGACTCGTGATAATCTGGTATTGTATAACTAGTAATTGGAAAAATGTATTTACGCTCTTAACACAAAAAGAAGACAATAAAGTTGATGAGCAATTTACATCCAGTGAAGAACCCTCTGTAATGGAGTTTAAGAATTGGATGCGTGCCATTTCGTCTCATCTTGGTAAAGCAAAGGGAAATAAGAAAAAGAAAGTTATAATTGTATTTGATAATATGGACAGACTGCCATCTGAAAAGGTGATGCAGCTTTGGTCTGCCATATATACATTTTTTGCGGGTAGTGATTTTGAAAATATATGGACTATTATTCCATATGATCATAAACACTTGTGTGAAGCAATTTATGAAAGCAGCAATAGTGAATTCAAAAATAAATTCAAACGTTTTATCAATAAGACATTCCCTGTCGTATATATAGTTCCGCAACCTGTAATAACTGACTACAATAGGTTATTCAACAAATACTTTGAGGATGCTTTTGGTAAAGGCGAGCATGATCAGAAACACATATGTCAGGTATTTATGCTGTTTCATGTTAATCCCAATCCCCGTACTGTAATATCATTTGTCAACGAACTTGTTGCTATGCACTTGCAGTGGCCTGCTACGGAATACAGATTACAAAATATAGCTCTATATGTCCTTAAAAAAGACGAACTCTTGTATGGAAACAATTCTTTAGAAGAGAATTTGCTAAGTGATGCATTGTTTAAAGATGTATCTTCCTTCTATCCAGACCAAGAGTCTGTTAGAACTCAACTATGTCAGTTTGCCTATGGCCTACACGATAAATCATTAGCCGGAGAGCTGCCTTTAAGAAGATTGCTATCCGCTGCTATCAAATCAGGTGATTCTTTGGCCAACTTTGTTGACAAGCCTCATTTTATATCCGTCTTGGTAGATATTCTTACAAAAGAAGTGACGGCAGAGTCACTGGATAAAGCCGTAAAAAGTTTGTCTACATTGGATATTAGTGGTTTGTCGGAAGAAGATAAAGAGGAAATTCAGAAGAAATGGGACATGTTGGCAAATATGAGATCTGAAGCTTCATGCGATAGAATGCAATTTGACGATGCTGTTGAAACAATCATATATCATGCGACTAGCTTGCGTGTGAGAAATATGTGTAAATCATATATTAAAACCATTCAAGGGTGTAAGGTTGAAACAGGTTCAGCCTACTTTATTGTCTTAAATAAACTGAAGACATGTTTGGATGATTCAGGCAAGGATGTTAAGTTTGAAGATGTTATAAAACCTATTAAGCTTGAGCCTAAACATTTTGTCGAGTTTGTGATTGCTGCTGGAAAGGAGTATAGTATATATAAAGTCAGTGCTGATAATGCGAGTCTCAACGAGTATGTATTCTCAGAAATAGAGAAAGGAGCAGAAAGGATAGATGAGTTTGTCGAACTGGTATATCAAGATACAACATACAACTTATCAAATTTAAGAACTAAAGTCTCTAACTATATAAAGGCTGAGTCTAATATTAAGGAGCCTAGAATTGTGTCTTATGTAAACAGACTGCTTGATAAAGGTGATGGTAGAATTACAACCCGCTTTACAAGTAGTTTTATCTCTCAGACTATTCAGAAAATAGATGCGACATCTGCCGCAGGTACAGAAAAACGAGGTGTTGAGGACTTATTAGCCATGTCTTTGGCTGATGGCCATGATATCGCTCATATAAGCGAAACAATAATACCTCGAATGGCCGGTTGTTTTGAAAAATATTTGGATTATAGCTCTCTGCTTAAGCAATCTGGGAGTCAAGCCTCTGCGTATAAGTTGCTGAATATTTACGTTATAAAAAATAAATTAGGAAAAACACCAGATGTTAAATATGCTGCTCAAAATATCAAGACAATTAAGCAGAATTTAAGTTTAGAATATTCTGAAATATTTCCACATTTTAATAGGTGGAAACCGGATTGGAATGATTCTGACGTAACGGCATATGCATCATATTGTTTGCAAGATTTGTTCGATACTTATAAAACATATCCTGGCCTATTTACAAATAGTATAATAAATTTAAGTGTAAGGGCATTAGAAAAGCAACCCAAAGGCTTTTTATATAGTCCCAATAACAGTCCTAATACTTATTGGAGCCAGTTTGTTCAATCGTTTTTAGGAACCAAGTTTTTGCCAGAACTAACGAATAATTTATATGAAGAACTGAAAAGCCTTTTAGAGCGTGTTATAACTGTAAGTAGGGTTGAATATCCAGACTTATTGAATAATTTATTGCTCGTAAGTAAAAGATCTGAGTTGCTTGAATATTTTAATAATAAGTTGGATTACTTTGCAAAGAACCAGTGCCAAATTAATGTATTTAAGGTCTTTGGTAAATTATTGCCAGATCTAGGGAATAGTATGGATGATCATACAGCGAGAGGGCTTATATCGAATTTTATTAAGCCTGTTGTGAATGATTCCGAATGTGCACAGATTATTGTTGCCAACAAAGATTTTTACTTAGGTGTAATGGCGCATTGCAAGGAGATGTCCCAGGATATTCTAAAAACCATGAAAACCAATGTCAATGTGAAAGATATTTATTCTACTATTATAGCAGATATTGACCGATTGATTATTTCTGATGGAGAGGAAAATAATGAGTAAAGAAATATTAACTATATAGTAGATACATGTATTAAACAATTTGGATATGGCAAGTGTAATAACAAATATATCGATTAAGAATATTAAAGGATATGGTGATCCTGCTACAAGTATTACTCTCGAATTGAAAACAAATAGGGTCAATATTATTTATGCTCCCAATGGGACAGGAAAGTCCTCTATTGTGGCAGCCTTCAGGTCTCTTAATAGAAATACATTATCTCCATTGAAAGATGATATGTACCATAAAGACGAGACTCTTTTGCCCGAATTGTCAATCATGATGGATGGTCGGACATATTCTGCAGATAAGGTATCAAACACCATTAATCCTGTTTTGGAGCCATATGTCATAAATAGTGGAACAATAGTTAACACAGTTAGACAAAATATTGGAGGAAAGTATACAAAAGTTAGTGGTTATTTAGATATTGAAAATATCGTTGTAATAAATAATATACCTCCAATTGTAAGACCCCATTATCGTATTACGGAAATAAGAACAGAATTTGGAAAAAATGGTAAAATATTGACAAGAAGAGATGATTTATTTGCCAATAATACAGCTTTTTGGAAGGCTTGTGAAGAAATAGGACCCAAATTAGATTTTTTCAGGAGGGCTCAATTTCGGCAGCAGCTTGTGGATAACATTAAAGTAGCAATACAAACTTTAGAGGGTACTACTGACTATATTAAAAATAACGTGCAAGATAATTGGTTTGAGGCTCTTGAGCGTAATCGGGTATTTGACGAAATTATGCAAGGACTTAATTTCTTTACTACGGGAATGAACAAACTAGATCGCTTTGATTTGTTTTATCAAGTTTTATATTTCTGGAGCCAAGCAAAACATGAAATAAAAAATGCGAACAAGAGAACTGCATATGAGGAACAGAGAGCCAGATTTGATGCTAATCTGGCTTTGTTGGATACTACCTGGAAGAATATTCGAAGTGTAGAAGAAGACAATGCTCTTGTTGTTCAGTTCCCTCATGCAGATGAAATATCGAATGGTCAGCGGGATATCTTGACTCTTGTTGTGGAGTTGTTAAAATTTAAATCGTTGATCCAATCCGATAAGAAATACATTCTACTTATTGATGAAGTGTTTGACTATCTTGATGACGCAAATACCATTACGGCTCAATATTTTCTTTCGGAGTTTCTTCAACGAGATAGAGAGAATTTGTTCTTGTGCATGTTCACGCACCTCAATCCTTTCACTTTTAGGAATTATATCTTTTCAGAGAAAAAGACTAATTATGTTTATCTTCAGCAAACTCAGCCAGTTGCAACAAAAGCAATGATGGCTTTTATCGCATTTCGTGAAGGTCTCGATCGGAAAGATGCAGAACAAGCGAGATTATATAATAGTTTATCTCATGATTTATTTCATTATAATCCGGTAGTAGCAGATTATAGTAGTCAAATTATGCCATATAAAAAGACTGCAGATTTAAATCAGAATTTTGGGAAAACAAGTGTATTACACCAAATATTGATGGACGAAGTGAACAAATATTTGAGAGGAGATCAGGTGTATGATCCATATGCAGTGGCTATGGCATTGAGGCTGCGTGTGGAGAAGATAATTTATAATCGGTTAAAGGATCAGCCTCAAAAGGATGCATTTATAAGTGAAAAGACAACTAAAAATAAATTTAAATTCGCAGAAGATAATGCAATAATAATACCAGATATCACTACTGTCCAAAGAAATTACCCCATAGGTTCAGTTGATCTGAATCGGAATCATTCATCGGACGTTTTGGTTTAATAAACAGTTCGCCTAAAGGCTTCCTCTCAAAGAGTACTTTGCCGACTACGGACGATAAAATATAAAGTTCCTGATCAATATGAAACATCTTTCTGGCAATGGCAAGCAGCAGGTAATCGCAGATGGCAATCCATATCTGCGAGTATACTGCATTCTGGCTGGTCCCGTAGAACGCCTTGATGTTCAGATGTTGCTTGATCCATTTGAAGAAACATTCCACTTGCCAACGTTCCCTATAAAGTTCAGCAATGGTCAGGTAGGAATGTGTGAAGTCATTGGTCAGGAACCGATAGACATTTCCCGTGGCATAATCCTCATACACAACCATACGGAGTGTATCCGGATACCATCGGGAGGTTTTCAGTCCCGTCAGCCTGATAGTGGAATCGCTAACAACTCCTGTACTTTTATCAACCGGATGCTCTTCTACCACCTCATACTTCATGTTGTCCTTGGCCCTGGTGACAAAGAAAGCCCGCTGGCGATGAAAGTGGAGGAACAACTGCTTGAAATCCACATATCCCTTGTCCATGAGGTAGTAATTACCAGGCTCCACGGGTACGAGGCTCATTGCTTTGGAGTCATGGACCGCGGCTTCCGTCAGATAAATAAATGTGGGAATCGTTCCCCGCAAATCCAGCAGAGTATGCATCTTTACACCACCTTTATCATGATGAAGTCTTGCCCATGGACAGAGTTGCAGGCAAAGTTTCATCGTACTGCTGTCGAAGGCATAGACGATTCCGTCCACGTCGAGTCTGGAAGGCTCATGGCGGTACAGGTATCTCGCTTGTGCAATCAATATCTGACCGAAGTCGTGATAGATGCGCCAGTCCTTGGTCCCGTTGATATGTGCCAAAGTCGAGCGTTGGATATATTTGATTCCGGACGAGTACAACTTGAAGGACAGGGCAACCAGCGTTGCATCAATGCTGCGCAGGCTATCCTGGCCGGTGAACTGGGCAAAACCCATCACCATGAACTGGTCTCTGCATTTGAACTCGATGGCATGTCGGTTGCCATTGTATCTCTTTACGCATTTGTCAAACTCATATCTCGGTATGAGCGACATTATCTGAGCGAATACGGTCTTTCCCTGATTCATGATTTCTATCTCTTGCAATACTATTTGCAAAAGTATAAAATCAAATCCCGGAAAAATTTTATTCGCGTAATGCATTAATATAAACTAATTTAAATCATGTCTGAGAAAATTTCTTTGGACAGTAGTGACCAGATATATTATATTTGGTTAATGCTATTCATAATGAAGCAGATCATCTGAAATATGATGCAACGACTCATGTATATTTCGAAAAATCGATGGTATACAAATTGCAGAACAACATTATTAAAGGAATAATAAAACAGATCTTTGAGTGGGAAAATAAAATATTGACAACGCAAGTCATTGATTAACTATTGACTCTATTGACTTGCGGTAATATTTCACGTGGGACAGTTTGGTGGATACATACTTTGATGCGGTATTAGATCTGTTAGGTAAGTTTGTATCATCGCCTATTATATCTTTAGGGATTCTATTTTGTGCCTATTGGGTACTACGAATGATTTTATGTATATTACAAGTTTACTTGTAGCATTGAAGAGACCTATATGTTCAAACTAATATCCCAAACGATCTGTTCCTAAATATTTATTGAATATATAATCAATAAGAAAGATGTCCTTTTCGAACTCATGCCGTAACATTTGCCTCCTTTGCTCTTCAGATATGCCTTCTATTTTTGTCCATCCGCGAGGAAATCCTAATTCATATTCTATATCTTCCAACGTTTTCTTTTTTGAAGCAATGATATAGTCAAAGTGAAGAACCGGATCAATAATATATCCGAACTTTTGAAAGCACTCTCTGGTTATTTGCAAAAGAGTGATCATGTATTGGCGGCAGACTTTGACAATCTCCTCCTTGGGTATTTTAAGTTGCTTTTTCCCTGGAATTGTATCGAAAAACAAAGCTTGTTGAGATGATGAAAAAAATAATGGAGAATAAATTGCGTACCCACCTACGGGCACACAATTCAAATGTACATAGTAGAGAGGGGGAGAAATAAGGATAAACGGCAATAAAACAGTAACTTATAAGGGAACGACAAAATTTCGGCGCGAAATTCAAATGTGCATTTGCTTTAATTTAGCTTTAATTCGGAGCGGCTATTTGGGGTGGTAGGTTTAATTCGATTTGAATTGTACCCTCAAATTCGGGCAAAACGGGGCGGTTTACGCCCCTTTTTTATGTCTGAACAGCTCTATATACCAATGCAAGCGTGATTTGCGGCGTAGAGGCTTGAATGAACGAAAAGCCGTTGAGGATGCTTGAACGCCATTTAATCGGCGTTTGAAATGCGGAGCAATCCTCCATGTTTGTACATTTGAATTTGTGGTAAAAACATGAAAAGTGCTTGACGGGGGGACACACGGGGGGACATTACAGGGGACAAAATAAACAGATAAAAACCCCTATCGGGACAAAAACAGCATTAAAAAAGCGGCTTTTTTAGAGATAAGTCCCCCTATAATGTCATAAATAATAGGGGTAATTTTCTACTATTTTAGAGTGCAATGCCTTGATTGTGAATGTTATATATATGTGAATGGCGTAAATTTGTGTCTTAAAATAACTTTTTAGCACATCCCAATACCTGCCACACCCCTGTAATGATACTCTTGGGAATTTCAGAACTATCATAGTTTTTATTGATAGGCTCCAATATGATATTGTCAGGATTTTCAGCTTTTCGCACGCGTTTTACCGTCCTCCATTCTTCGGTCATAATACCGTAGATTTCACCATATAAAATATAAGTGCGCCAGTCCTTTACTTTTTTCAAGGCAATCATGTCTCCATGGCTGATCAATGGTTCCATCGAGTGCCCTGTAATGTTAGCCCAACTATCGGCTTTATTATATTGAGGTATATTAATATAACCAGCAGGAACTGAAGTCTGGTCATTTACCATTATTTCAAAGCCTCCGCAGAAATCAACATCATAGTACGGTACACCAACAGACTGGTCAAGTACCTGAATAGCGGGTCTAAGGGCTGTTTGGTCTATAATCATTGCCCCCTTACCTGTTAAGAGCCAATTGGGGTTAATATCTTGGTAAATATTAAGAATATTTTCTAATACAGATGATCCGATGCTTTTATTTTCTTTAACTGCTTTAGATATACTCCCTCGTGACGCACCAATCGAGTTTTCAAAGGCATAATAGCTTATACCCTTATGTTCAATGTATTCCCGAAGCCTATCTGTTACCATAAGAAAAAAATCTTATATATTCGTTGCATATAAGAAAATAGTCTTATATATTTGCAAAGTGGTTCCAATGCGACCACGCAACAAAGATAGGAAAATAACCAAGTATATCAAGGTGGTAATATTATGACAAAACAAATCCTTTTACCGACATCCGTGTTCAGGGAGTTGTACCAGACTTTCAAAGTTCACAGAGGTGTCCTCGGGCGGGCATTGAAGTATGAGCGCAACAGCAAGCGAGATCAGATGCTCCGCGCAGCCGCACTCGAGCGCGGCGGGTTAATCTATACCGGCGAGCATGCGCCAGCCGACTTTTGTCCAGCGGCGGAGACCCGTTTCGACCATGTGCGCGGCATGCTGTATCAGACATTGGGCAACCGCGTTGAGCTGCAGGTAAACATGGATACCAACGTCGCGACAATCGTCATCGACGGCGAGGTGATGGCGACATTCGACGACATGACGATCGACACGTGGGGTGATGTGCTTTACTCTCTGCAGAAGATTTACAACCAATTAAATGCGTAATGCCATGAACGAAAAGCAGGAATTATACAATCTCGTTGCTGAAAACATAAAGCGCGATATGGTGGAGATAATCTCTCGGATCGAACGATTTACAGAGTTGGTAAGTGCTGGTATCACAACATCATCGGATCAAGAAATCCACGCCACAGCTCGCCATTTGCGCGGAGCGGCTGAACGGCTGAATTTTGAATTAAACAAGCGATAAGATTATGAAAAGTCAACGAGCAATCGAATTTATCGAAGATCGCAAAGCCCCAGTTTGTCATTTCCCCGAGGAGGAATATGTTGTTAGCGATCTTGATGCAGAGCAGGCTGTTGATTTGGCAGAAGAGGATGCGGCGGTAGTACAACTCGAGAAAGACAAAAAGGATCTCGGTTTTCTTGTGGAAATGCAGCAAACTCTTGACAATGGCAATTTGCAAGGTGTGAAAGAAATGATTTCGGACTGGATCAGTGAATTACAACATAAAATTTCCAAAATGGAATAATCCCTAATGGCATACACCGGGGTTCGAGTCCCCGGTGGGAGCAAGATAAAAACAGTATCATGGAGTACTACAACAACATATTATGTGCGACCTGCGAGGATTTGAAAGCGATTGTCAATTATGATACGCTTAAAAAAATGGTGTCTCGCGGAAAAGCCGAGCGGGTTCGCCGACCAAGTGCGGAACAGCCTGCTCTGTATGCTGTCGACAGTCTCCCTTTGAAATACAAAACGGAAGTTTACCGCCGCTATCCGGATTTGAAGGTACAAGCGGAAAGCAAGCCGTTTGTAGAGAGCATCGAGCCGGACGGAGCTGCGCTGCATTTTTATCAGTCCTATCAATTGCCCGACGGTAGATTTCTGCCTACGGAGAAGCAAAACGAATACGCCAACAATGCCGCGATTTTGAATGCGTTCCGAACGATATTGGAACGGTCGGACAGTCAGCATCGCAAGCAAAGCAAACGGTGTATCGGCAAGACGGAATTTTGGCGCAAGGCGGCGCAAGCGTTGCCGCGTATCGCGGACACGTTCCCGCATTCGCTGCCGGAGAACCCGCGTCGGCTGCAGGAGAAATACAACCAGTATCAACGCGAGGGGTATTCGGTTTTGATTACGGGCAAGTACGGAACCCGGAACGCAGCCAAGGTCAAGAACGATGTACAGGAGAGTCTCATTATACGGCTTATTGCCGACCCGCGAAACCTCGACAACTCGCAAATCGCAAGCATTTACAACCTGCTGGCAGAAGCGCAGGGCTGGGACACTATCACCCCGGCGGCGATTGCCGTTTGGCGTAACAAATATGACCTTGTGACAGCAGGCGGACGTCTCGGAGAAACACGCTTCCGTAACCAAAAGAGCATGCAGGTGAAACGATCCCGCCCGACATTGCCGCTCTTGTACTGGACGATGGACGGCTGGACAGCGGAACTGCTCTATCAAAAGACGGAAACCCGCAACGGACGAACGACTACGACCTACACGAACCGTCTCACAATCGTAATTGTCCTCGACCCTTGCCTCAATTATCCGGTCGGATATGCAATCGGAGAGCGTGAGACGCCCGAACTCATCAAGGCAGCCCTCCGGAACGCGGCGAACCACACCTCCGAACTTTTCGGACGGCGTTACCGCGTCAACCAGTTGCAGAGCGACAACTACGGGAGAGGCAACCTCACCCCGATTTATCAAGTCATGGGCGACAAATACACCCCGGCACGGGCACATAATGCAAAGTCAAAGGTCATAGAGCCGTTTTTCGGGTATTTCAACAAAAAATACTGCCAAGTGTGCTTAAACTGGTCGGGGTTCGGTATCACATCGAACAAGAACCTGCAACCGAACAGCGAGTTTCTGAACAAGCACCGCCATAGTTTCCCTACCGAGGAGGAGTGCCGCCAGCAGCTCGCAGGTTTTATCGAGAAAGAGCGTGCTGAGAAACGTGCGGAGTATGTGCGCTTGTTCGCAGATCTGCCCGAAGAACGCAGGCTGCCTCTTTCCGATGAGCAGTACCTGCTCACTTTTGGAGCGACAACGGGTTTCCGCAATGCAATCGAGGGGACGGGACTGCGCCCGACAATCGGCGGAATCAAGCGCGACTATGACTGTTTCGACCCCAAATTTAGAGAGTATGCACATGTGCGCTGGGAGGTCAAGTTTGACCCGGATAACCTCGATCATGTGCTCGCGGTGAATGAGGACGGCTCTCTGCGCTTCATGCTCGAACGCAAGCACGTGCAGCCTATGGCTCTCGCCGACCGCCGCGAAGGGGATGCAGAACAGCTTGTTCGAGTACAGGAGTTCAACAAACGGCTCGAGGGCAGCATTACCGAACGTCTGGCTCATGCCAGCGACAAGGTCGAGCAATTATTCAACGACAACCCGCAGCTTGACGTCGCAACGCGTCTGTTGCTGTGCGACAGCCGCGGGCAGAACAAGAAATACAAGCAGACACGCCGCCTCCAAGCCCATGAGGTGGAATGCATCGATGCAATCGAGGTCGCGACTGTTAAACCCTCCATACCGCAAATGGATGACGAGGACACATTGAATTTATACTAATACGAAATAGAGTTAATCATGAAAGCGACGGAAAAGGAACAAATCAAAACCAAACTCGCGGAATATTGCGAGACCAAGGGCGGGCAAAACAAAGCCGCCAACTCCATGCGCAGTGTCAGTGCCGCGACAATTTCCCAAGTGCTCAATAACAATTGGGAACTTATCAGCGACGAGATGTGGCGCACGATAGCCTCGCAAATAGGTTATGACCCGCGGGCGTGGGTGGTCGTGGAGACGCGCGGCTACAAACGCATGTACAGGTTGTTACGAGATGCGCAGGACAACTCTCTCGTATTTGCTGTGACCGGCGACGCCGGTTGTGGAAAAAGCGAAGCAATCAAAAGTTATGCGGCCAGTAATCGCAACGTGTATAACCTCTCGTGCTCAGAGTATTGGAACCGCAAGCATTTCATGACCGAATTACTGCAATGTATGGGTATCGATTCGACTGGTTGCACGGTTCCGGAAATGATGTCCGACATCATTCTCGCCCTCAAAAAGAAAGAGACCCCGCTTGTGGTGCTGGATGAGGCGGACAAACTGAGCGACCAAGTGCTCTACTTTTTCATCAGCCTTTATAATAAGCTCGAAGATCACGTTGGAATCATGCTTTGCGCTACGGACTACCTCGAAAAGCGCATCAAAAAGGGCGTGCGCATGAATCGGAAAGGTTACAAGGAGATTTACAGCCGTGTCGGGCGCAAGTTCATCCCGATACAGGTCGTAAACAGCGAAGACGTGGCTGCTGTCTGTATCGCCAACGGCGTGGACGACCCGGCGACAATCAACGAGATCATTGATGACTGTGAAAGCGATTTGCGCCGGGTAAAACGCAAGGTTCACGCGATTAAACAGCGTTCAACCACCAAATAAACGACGTTCAAATGGCAAAGGCGATAAGCAATAGAAATGTCCTTGACGCGAAATTCGATATTGCCGACTTTTCGGGCAAGTGGCTCGAGGCCTTCGGCAAGCCGGAACTGCGCGGCGCGTGGATCATCTACGGCGAAAGCGGTAGCGGTAAGACGCACTTTGCCCTGCAGCTGCTCAAATATCTGTCCGGCTTTGTCAATCGCGCAGCATACGACACGCTGGAGCAGGGATTGTCGCTGTCGTTTCAGAACGCATGGAAAGACGTCGCGATGCAGGAGGTCGGCTCCCGCGTCATCGTGTTGGCTAAAGAACCTATCACAGAACTGCGCGAACGCCTCCGGAAACGAAAAAGCCCCGATGTTGTGGTTATCGACTCAATTACGGCTTTGGTAGGATTCAACCGGGCGTCGTTCATGGAACTGATAAACGAGTTCCCCGACAAGCTATTCATTTTCGTTGCGCACGAGGACAACAACAAGCCATATCCGGCAATTGCGCAGCATGTGCGCAAGTTGTCGGAGGTAAAAATCCGGGTCGAGGGTTACAAGGCATTTATCACGACACGATTTCAAGGAAACAACGGCGAGGGCGGCGCAGACTTCGTAATATGGGAACAAGGTGCGCAGGAGTATTGGATTGATAAACTTTAATGCATAACAGTATGTGTACAATGGATAAAATACACAACGGGTTGCTTCGTAAATTTCACGCTCTTTGCTCTCGGCTGGGGCTGACGGAGGCGGAAAAACGGGCTATCATAGAGAGTTTCGGCGTCGAAAGCAGTGCGGACATCGACACGCACGACCTTATCGACATTTGCGCCTCGCTCTCCAAGCAATTAGAGGGCGACAAAGGCGACGAAATGGATAAACTGCGCAAGCGGGCAATGGCCGCGGTCGGCGGCTACCTGCGCAAGATCGGTCGTGAAAGCAATGCAGAAATCATCAAGGGTATTGCCTGCCGTGCTACGGGATACCAATCGTTTAACAAGATACCTGCCGAGCGACTGCGGAATGTGTATCACGCTTTCCGGAACAAGCAGAAAGACATTGACTCGGTGGAACGTATCGCAATAGAATATCTGGCACAGAACTACTACACAGCGGGGTCGTCCGCATTACCGAACTGACGAATTTATTCACCTTTTAAAATATTACATATGAGTTCAAACAACAATTCATCGAGTGCAGGTATAGGCTTTTGGGGCTTGTTAACAATCGCTTTTATCGTGCTGAGACTGACAAAAACGATTGCGTGGTCGTGGTGGTGGGTGCTTGCTCCCATTTGGATTCCGGCTGCAATCGCAATCATCGCCTTTGTGGTTCTCGTCATCCGTAAGATAGTGTTAAACTATAAGAGGAGGGCAAAGTGATGAAGTGTTACATCAGCGGTAAAATATCGGGGCTGCTTCCCGAGCAGGTGACGGCCAAATTCCGGCAGGCGGAACAGCAAATCCGGGCGTTCGGGCATGAGCCTGTCAATCCGCTCGACAACGGAGTAGATAAAGAGGCGAGCTGGAACGAACATTTCGTTGCAGACGTCGCGCTGCTGCTCGAATGCGATGCGATCTATCTACTCAAAGATTGGGAGGCAAGTAAAGGGGCGCGCATCGAGGCGACTATTGCCGAAGAGTGCGGCTTGGAGATTATCTTCCAACCGCAATATGCTATTTTTTAAATTGTGATGAGTATGGATGTCAGATTTGAAAGAAGCACGACACCGACTGATGAGTGGTATACTCCGCAAGAGATTATAGATGCGTTGGGACGGTTCGATTTAGACCCTTGCGCACCTGTGTCGCCGCTATGGGAAACAGCTGATGTCATGTATAACAAAAATGACAACGGTTTGACAAAGGACTGGTTCGGACGTGTCTGGCTCAATCCTCCGTATTCGCGGCCACTAATCGAACTTTTCGTCCGTCGGCTGGCAGAGCATGGTGACGGCATCGCCTTGCTGTTCAATCGTTGCGATAATAAACTGTTTCAAGACATTGTATTTGAACAAGCGACGGCATTAAAATTCTTAAGAAACAGGATCCGGTTTTTCCGCCCGGACGGAACGCGTGGGGGCAGTCCGGGATGTGGAAGTGTCTTCGTTGCGTTCGGAGAACACAATGCAGAGGTGTTATCAGTATGCAATATTCCGGGGAAATACATAAGACTCAGTTGAGTTATTAACCTTTTAACAAATAATTGCGAATGAGTGAGCGCAGACATAGGCCGACTACGTCAATGATTATTACCAGCATTTAGATAACGACTAAACAGTATTTAATCACTTTTTAATAGACAGCCAAATGGAAAATGTAACGATGACAGCGGAAGAACGCCGGGAGTTCGAGGCGTACCGCGCAGAAAAGCAAAAGAAAGAGGCGGCAGAACGACGCAAGCAGCAGCGCACTGATTATGCCGCTATGGTGGACGATGAAGTCCGCACGACTTTACCCGTTCTTCGGGAGTTAAGCGAGCAAATCAAGACGGTAAAAAACACCGTTTTCAGCAACTTCGATGCAATCCTGAAAATGAAGTCGGAGGTGCTGGGGCTGACGAAAGACGACCAGCGCAGCCACACGTTTACCACCAGCGACAGCAAATTTCGCCTGACGTTGGGCGTTAATACTGTTGACGGCTACCGCGATACAGTGGAGGACGGCATCGCTATGGTCAAGAACTACATTCAAAGCCTTGCCAAAGACGAGACGAGCAAAGCTCTTGTAAATGCCGTGTTGCGCCTGCTTTCCCGTGACGGTCAGGGTAACATCAAGGCCAGCCGCGTGTTGCAGCTTCGCAAAATGGCCGCAGAAACGGGCGACGAGCGTTTCATTGAGGGCGTGCAAATCATCGAGGAGAGCTACCAGCCTGCCCCAACGAAAAAGTACATCCGTGCCGAGTACAAGAACGACAAAGGCGCATGGGTGAACATCCCTCTAGGCATGACTGACGTAGAATAAAAAAGCCGCGCCGACTTCATCTGCTAAACACAGCGAGCCAGCGCAGGAGCCTTGATGCAAAAGGGCTTTTGCAAAGGTAGCAATTTTAAGCAGATGGAGAAAAGAAAGCACCACGAAAGTACTATAGAACGCGTAAGGATGGTTAGAGCCATTACGGCGCAGTACTATGAAAGCGGCAATCAGGCGCGGTGTTACAAGGCTGTATGGCGGCAGCATATTTTCCCGAAATTCAAAATCTGCTACCGCACCTACTTGAACTATTTAGGTATGCCGACCACAATACCGTCTTTCCAATCATCACAACTGTCTCTTTTTGACGTAAAGAATGAAAGCCCCGCATGACAATTGCGAGGCTTTCTGTTTTGTAAATCGTCTTTAAATAGTTAAGTTTGTGACAATAAATAATACAATACACTATGAAGATTTTTGCTATAAGTTGCCTCATTTCTTTGTTCTCTATCCAATTGTGTACTGCGCAAGAGTTGGATAGTTATTTTATGTGCCACACAAAAGAGGATGTAGTGGTGATGTTAGATAGCTTATTGTCGAAAGGAACTCGTCATTACGAATTGAAAGATATTCGTAAGCAAAATAACGATCATACTATAATTTACTCGTATAAAGGGTTTAAGCAGGGGGATGCAGACAGTGTCAAATTAGTGGCGGTCGTAAATTTTTTCATGCAGGACGCCAATCCTGCATTGGAAATAGAGGGAATGCCGGTGTATGTGGTAGATGACATTTATGGCGTATATCTGGATTTGTTCCCGATTTATCAACTTGCCGATACTGAAGCTACAATAGAGGAAACTTCGAAATATGGCGCAGACAAACGTGTGACAAATTCCAGCAGAACTGTGTATTATAGTCTAAGGCAACGTAGCGGGAAAAACGAATGGCATTTCCGACGTTTTTAACAGTATTCCTCAGCAGCGCACATTTAAAGAAGCAATTTGCGCCGGTGTCGTTTGAGTAGCAGCTGTAATGTCCTGCACACTGGTAACGTACCGCTCTACGCTCTCCATCAGTTCGGCATGGTCATGGTTGGTGGCCGAGGTCGTCAGCTGGAAGCCTGCGAAGTTCTCGCCGCGCAGTCCCTGCATGGCAGCGTTCATTCTGTCTATTAGGTCGAGGAACTCCAGTGCATCAGGCATCTTCGGATCGGCATGCCCGTGAGTGACAACGGCGCGCGTCACCAGATGCAGACGCACGGCGACATCCCCGCGACGGCAACCGTTGTTCTGTTGCCGCCATTCGATTTGCTCGAACTCTACGAACACGGCAGGTAATGGCCATACCGCACCGCCGCTCAGTGTGGCGACGTTGTTGTTCCACAGATCGATGAACTGAATATCCGGTACGCGCTCTGCGAGCCTCGTACAGATGGCTTGGAAAATCTGTTTCCTCATTTCTTGATGAATTTAACAAGTTGCCTATCAAAGTTTGAGACGTTATCCGCAATTACCCCCTTGATAATCTCCTGCGTCCGTTTGCCGTCGCCTACGAACTGGCGTTGCGGCATGGTGAATTTACGCGAGTGCGCACGAACAGTGTACTGCTTGCCCTTGCGGCTGGTGCGGGTATGCTGGCGCACATGTTTTGTTCCCGTGCCGCCTTCGTTGTGGATAGCCGCGTAAGGTACGGCAGATGAAAAACGCACGCCGTTTACTTTTACCTCGGCCTTTACACTGCGCCGCATTGTCCCAGTCACCATCAGCAGCGAGCCTTTGGCGTCCGGATTTGCGCGACGTTTCCATTTTTTCGTGAAAAAGGCTTTGCGATCGAAATTCTTATCGAACTCGTCGGCCAGCTCCGTGCGCATATCTTTCAGAATATTGCGTTTTAGTTGTTCGCCGTCCATCATTTATGTCTGTTTTATAGTTAAGCGAAAAATAATGCGTATATTTGCCAATATGAAGAATGTTCCGCAAATAGTCAAAGATGCTGCTCATGATTTGATCATCATGTACGGCGATACAATCGACTACCTCGGCAAGTACGAGGGGGCGGATGCTTATATGTACCATTTTCCAGAAGACAGTTGCACCGGTTATCCGTTTGTTTATCTTGTAAAAGACGGGAAAGTTGACATAGTAACAGAAAGTCCTGCATTGTATATTATCGACTTATTTGTTAAAGATGTCGATGAATCCGACGTTGAATAACTTGTTGTCAATTCGCATTATCCCACGGCACATATGATTTTTAGTTGCCCCCTCGTTTGCAAGATATTCGAGGTTCTTCCATTCGTAACCTGACCCCTCGGAATTGTCCGCCTGCGGTTCGATGTACCGCAATGTGCCATCGGCAAATCGTTGTAATATGGTAGCGTGTCCGCCGCCGCCTTTCCATCCGATTGACAATTCATATACGCCGACTTCCTTGCATACTTCATCAAAGAACTGCAAATACCGTTTGGGCGTTACTTTCTGGTAGCCTTTCTCCGCCAGCCATCCGTTCAGGCTGGTATGTTGCGCGGGCGTTCCGTCTGTATTTTTCCATACTTCCCAACATTGCATACCGCGACTCAGGTATTCCAATTTTGAGCCGTGTGTGTTAGGTTTTGCTGTTACATTGAATCCCATCAAACGCAACGCATAGGCAGGTGCGCATGTCTGACAGTTTATGCCGTTAGGCTCATCCCTTTTCCTATCGTATGCGGGATTGAGTTTGTAACGTGCATATTTGTCCCTATATATGCCTGTTTCATCAAGAAGGTATTTAGGTACATAGTCTGGATTCGCGTTTTGTTTGTCGGCTTCCTCTATTGTCATGGGCTTTCCAACCGTGATGCCCAAAGCCTGCTCCAACACGTAATTGTTTGCGGCGATAGCATCTTTTTCCATGTCTGTGAGGGTATCAGGCAACTGCTCCCGCAATGTTCCGATGCGTTTCTCCCTGATAGCTTCCTGAGTCACCTGTTCGATGACCTGCTTTGCCTCCTTGCTGGCCTTGTAATAAGGGTGCTTCGGGGGGAATAGTTGCAGCGATTTGCCCGCATTATATCGGAAAATCGCCCGTTTTGCTCCCTCGGTGCATTCATTTCCGCGCTGCATAGCCAGTTCGGGGTCGGACGGCGTGTATTTATTTTTGCGCACCTGTACCGCCGTACAGCGGCAGTTCCAGCCGTTCGGCGGCAAAAACAATTCCCAGAACGGATCGGACGGCGGCAGTGTCGTACCGTTGAGCGCGGCGTGTTCCTCGCGTACCTTATCGTCGCCGGCGGTGCGGTACTGCAGATAATAACGGTCGCCGTCCTGCTCGAAGTCGTGCCATTTTGCCGCCATCTGCGCCGCCCCGACAGCATGATTGTATTCCGCGTACAGGTAGTTGTGGTTGTACTGCGCGTTTATCTTCTTTACGTCCGTCAGGAAGTCGTTGAACGGCTTAATGTCGCCCTTTTCCGTCAGCATCGACAGCCCCACTTCGCGCAAGGCGTGGAACGTCTTGAAGCCAGAAAAGACAAAGGCGTTGTTTTCGAGAGCGTAGCGGAGTGTTTCGGGTACTTCATGCGGCAGGCCGTTGCCGATGGCCGTTTCAAGCACACGCACAGTTTCTTCGATGATAGCCTGCGCTTCGGGGGTTGTCAGCTGCGCGAGGTCGAAGCCTCCGTTTTCATAGATGAGTTTTGCCGCATCCTCCATCCTCGTATCATCGAACGCGAACTGCGTCTCGTCTTTCGCCAGCGTCAGCAGGTCATGCCCGTATAGCGAGCACAATGCGTTGTTGAATGCCTTGTAGTCACTTCGCAGCCCCACTTTCTCGGTGGGGCTTACTCGAAAAAAGCGTCAGGCTGTGTTTTGGGTTGGCGCACGCCCGTTATGGGGATATTGTAGTTATCGATGAAATACTGCGGGTCTATCTCGTAGTATTCCAACAGCAGGCGTTCTTCCTCGCGTCGTTCAGCAGGGCTGAACGATGCCGCATCATCCCATTGAAATGAAAGCCCCTGCACGGGGAAACCGTGCCGCGCCATGAGTGGCAGCAGCTTATCGTTTACGACATTCGCCACCATCTTTGCATCGGCCTTGATGACATCCTCGAAAATTTCGAGGTGCGTTTCCGACTGCGAAAGGGACGACCCGCTGTCAATGGTCATTGTCTGCATCAGTACGCCTTTCGACAGTTCGCTGTTGCATCTGTCCACGCGCCTGTCGTAGACGTTGTAAGCATCGCCGCGACTGCTTTCCTTGATTTCGATGTCCGTTCCTTCGGGGAATAATGCCCAGAACGCCGCGCCCATCTTATCGAGCGACCCTTCTATGCGTCGGCGTTCAGCTTCATCGGTTGTATTGGTACGCGCCACGCGCATGGGCGCGCCGAATATCTCTCCGAACATGTCCCAAAACGCGAGCATGTTTTTCTTGCTTATGCAGGACGGCGCGCATTTTAGTAGTAGCCCCAAGTCTTTGGGCGTACCCACTTCGATACACCACAGGGCGAAATCGCCCTCGCGATACGGTATTCCCGTGCGCCAGTCCGCGGCAGGTTCGGGCGTGATAACGCCGTATTCAGGGCATACATGCTTGCGCGGTACGAGTTCCATGCCCTCGAAACGCATTCCGTTTTCATCCGACACAATGTCGCCCAGCTGTATGAGGCTGTGCCCCCAGAAGCGACTGTCCAGCACAAGGTCGCAGAAGTTATTGAACCACTCTTTTTGCAGCAATTTGGTACCCTCCGGATTCTCTTTGCCGTCTTTGCCCACCAGCCGGAAATCCTTTTGCAGTGTCTTTCCTTTTCGTTGACCGATACAACCCGTCAGGTGCAAATCTACGAGGCAGTCGGTATAGATGTCGTACAGGCGTGCACGGTTGGGGTTGTCTATGCTAATGGCGGCCTGCCATGCCTGCCGCCATGTCGCAATATCTTTCTTTGTCAGGCTGTCGGTCTGCTGCATGAGCTGTGCGGTAAGTTTAAGTCCCTGCCTGCTTTTGGCAAAGCGCACGAGCCTGTCCACTTCCGCATCGGTATAGCTGCGGCGGGCGAAAGTCTGCTTTAAGTTGTTGATAAAATCCATTTAACTGCTGTTTGAATACCGTTTAATAATCGTATCTGTTAGGCGGCATCGAGCCGTAACGGACGGGGTTGTGAGCATCCGTTTCCCCGTCGCCGTCCGTATAAGTCGGCAGGTCGGGCGATGCTTTGGAATTCTGCACGTCGCGCAGCCATTTCACTGAATCGTTGTAGAGGCATTCTCGACGTTCGTGTCCCATGTTCTGTGGTAGGCGGTGAATCATCAGCCACAGCGTGATGTTCACCATGCACTGCACGAGCATGGCATTGCGTGCCTCTCCCTCCGCAGCGAAAGCCTGCTGCATGTCGTACCGGTGTCGGGTGTAGCTGCATATCTGTTCCATTGCCGCCCGTTCCGCCGTGAGGCGTTCGGCCTCAGCAGCGCATACCTGCTCGAACTCGAAGCTGTCGCATACGCTTTTGTAGTCGTCGATTGTCAGGAACATGGCATCTGTTTTTTTGAGTTGTCGGGAATGGCGACGTACAGTGCACATTTTTCGGTCTTTTCGGCTGTAAACCCCTTTGCGAAACGGTGCTGCCGTATCAGCTTTTTAATGCCCTGCATGGAAACCACGACAGGCTTTCCGCCGAACACCAGCACGAGGAACTTTTTACCGTACAGCGTTGCGTCGTGTTGTGCCTTTTTCTTGGCTCTTTTGAGCCTCCAGTCGAAAACAAGGGCTTTGAAATACTTTCTTACCATGATACATTTTTTGCGTTGTTCCGCCTGCCGAACGACGGAGTAAATCTACTTATGCGGGTGTCGCGTTGCAGGAACCATATCGCGCCCTCGTCGGCATCGGGCGCGTCATCGTGGCCGCGCATTCCCTTTTCAAATGCAAGTGTCTGTTCTATTCCCGCCTGCATGTCGGGGTCATCCTTTTCCGCCTCGTTGTAGGTGACGAAACCGCGCTCCCACAGCGGGCTAATAGCCTCGATGCGCTGGAATTTTTCGGGCTTTTTGCGTTTATCCGCACTGATTGGCAGCTGGTAGCCCCGCAGTTCACCCTCGCGCCGGAACTCATCGAGGATGGTATCCTGCATGAAATTGGCCTCCATGTACCACTTTATGGCTATGCCCTGCCGGATACTCCATTCGTACAGATCATAGAGCCAGCGTACCATTTCGGCCACGCTGCACTGGCGGACGAACGCCTTGATGTGCCAAAGCTGTGAACCTGCCTTTCCCCATAGCTTCGCGGCCTTGTAGTCGTTTTTTGTCGTTCCCTTGAACGAGGGGTCGATGTAGAGTACCAGTTCGTCGAACTTTTTAAGGTCGGGCAGCCTGCCCCATTTTATCCAGTCGTTGCGGAATACCGCGCCCTCGGTGATGGGGTTGTTCATGTACTCTTTCTGAAACGAGCGGTAGCCTTGGAATCTCTCGATAGCTTTCACCTCCTCCGCCGTCCACTTGGCCGCCCATGATACATTGCCGTTCTTGTCCCAGATGTTCACCTGTGATACGTGCACCTCGTCGATAGCGCAGAAGTTCGCCAGCACGCTGTTCTTTGAAATGAGGTTGCCCACCATGATAAAGCGTCCGCGCCCGCCGTCCAATGCGCCGAACAGAGCCTCTTTCACCCAATTCGTAAGACGTGTGACGCGTGCGGGACTTTCGCAGAGTTCGTCATCGTCGAGGTCGTCGATTACGATATAGTCTGGGCGGTGTGAGCGGTAGCGCAGACCGCGTGGCGACTGCCCGCGGCCACGGGCAAAGAATGCCACGCCATCCTTTGTCACGAACTCGCCTTCTTCCCACGATCCGTTGTTGTACTGCTGCCCGAAGTCATGAATGTACCGCTGGTTGTATTGCAGTTCGGCCTGTATATCGGCCAGCAGGGTGCAGGCGTTTTCCTCACTCTTTCCGACCAGAACCATGACGTTAATCTGTCGTATTTCCTGACATTTGAGCCACAGCGGTATGAAAATATCCAGATGGGTGGACTTGGCCGCACCGCGATGCCACTTGAACGCCGCTTTCAGGTTGCGTTCGTTCAGCACCTTGTTCGCTGCCTTGATGTGGAACGGCGCGCAGGGCGTTTGCTTTCCCGTTTCGGGATTGACAGTGTAGTGCGGGAAATAATACTCTACGAAAGCGGCATAATCGGCACGCACACGCTTGATGCGCGCAAGCCTTTCGCGTACCGTTTCCGCAGTGTTCACAACCGTGGCCTGCTGCACTGTCTCGCAGTGTTTCTGCCACCTTTCTACCGCTTCCTTTAATTCCGCTTTCGATGCCATAAGCTACTGGTTGAATTTGTTTTGCAACAATTCATTAATATACAAGTCGTGATACTTGTTGATGGTCTTGAGCAGTTCTGGCGTAATCTCGTCGTCGAACGACATGCGGAACTGCATCCACTTGCTGAAAGCCATGAACACCTCTATCACGTCCACGATAGAGGCTTTTTTGTCGAGGCGTTCGATGGTGGTCGATAGCTTTGCCAGCTTGTCGCCCAACCCCGCCATCGCTTCTGGGTCGTCGCTTTCATTCACCTGTTCGATGAGTTTGTCAATAGTATGCAGCAGTTTGTTCACCAGTTCTGGGCGTGTGATGTTCGCCGCCGCACGCTGTTCCTGCCAGCCGTTTTCGGCCACCCATTTATTGATCGTCACGGCGGAAACGCCGACCTTTTCAGCAATCACCTTTTGCGTTTCACCCTGCATGAAAAGCAGGCGTGCATACTCTCTCTTTTCTTCGAATTCTTTCTTTGTTGCCATTCGATTTATGTTACACATTACCCACTCCGTGGTATTTCCATGGTACAAAAGTGCTGTAATAATAGAGCTGTAAGAAAAAGATATGCAAAGTTTTACACTCTTTTTGCGGGCGTGTCAGGATAGACGCAATTTTGCCATGTCAAACATCGCGGGGTAGAGCAACGGTCAGCTCGCAAGGTTCATTCCCTTGAGGTCGCGGGTTCGAGTCCCGCCCCCGCTACAAAGGTTTTAGGTTAGACGATTGTTTTCAGCTGCGGGCAGGTATAGGGTACGCCGACCCCTGCCCGCCATTTTTAAGGCCAATGGCAAAAGAAGTAATTATAAGTACGAGCGGCTTGAACTGTTACGGAGGCCGTGTGCTGACATCGGGCATCGACCTGACGCAATTTCTGAAAAACCCGATACTGCTGTGGATGCACCGCCGCAGTTTCGACCGTGATGCAATGCCCATCGGTCGTATCGACAACCTGCGCATCGATGGCGACCGACTTATCGGTACTCCAGTTTTCGACCAGAACGACGAGTTCGCAAAGAAGATAGAGAGCAAGTGGGAGAACGGTTTCCTGCGTATGGCATCGGCTGGTATTGAAATTATTGAAACCAGCGATGCGCCTGAATATTTGCTGCAAGGTCAGACGCGGCGCACCATCACACGCTGTCGGCTGGAAGAAGTCAGCATCGTGGATATCGGGGGAAATAACGACGCCCTGCAACTGTACGATACCAGCGGCAAGGTTCTGAAACTTTCCGCGGGGGAGGACAACGATGTGCTGCCCCTGCTTGCGCTGAATAGGAAAACCGCTCCCGCGGGAACTGCCCCCGACGGCGACGCAGATAATCAAAACAACAAATCAACTCAAAGGATGAACAGAGAATTTTTACAGTTGCTTGGTCTGCCTGATACGGCTACCGAGCAGGAGGCAATAGGTGCACTCCGCCTACTGAAAGACAAGGGCGACAAAGCGGAAAGCCTGACACTGGCCAGCATCACCGCGGTTGTGGACAGCGCAATTGCCGAGAAACGCATCACGGGTGACAAAAAGGAGCATTTCGTGAATATCGGCAAGATGGCAGGTATCGATGCGTTGCGCGAAACCCTTTCATTGATGCGCCCAGCCAGAAAGCCGACGGAGGTAATCCACCAGACAGATACGTTGCGTGACGACGAGCCGAAAACCTACGCTAAACTGTCCGATGTTCCCGCCGAGCAGATGGAGAAGCTGCGCGACGAACAGCCGCAGGAGTACGCCCGCCTGTACAAAGCCGAATACGGCACTGAAATCCCGAACAAGTAATCACTAACAACAAGACAATGAAACTTTTCAAATCTGTGTTTTTGGCCATTGCGGCCTTTGTAGCGTCCGTCGCGTTCAATAGCGCGGCAGGTGCGGCTCTCGCCAGCGTGGCGGGTTTTTCGCCCGCAGTAGGCATAATCGGCGGAAACGTAGCAGGTTTTCTGCTCGGTGCATTGCCGAAAGGATGTGCGTGCGCGACGGTATTCACCGAAGTGTGGACAGGCGAAATGGTTAAGGCATTCCGCACGGCGGCCGACAACCTCGGATGGTACGACCGTATCAAGAGTTACGACCAGTATGTCGATAACGACGTTATCCACTTCACCGAATTGGGCGGCGATCCCGAAGTGTTGGTAAATAACACTACCTATCCGCTGGATATTGAAACACTCACGGATGCTGATAAGCCTATTTCGCTGGATCATTTCGATACTACGGCCACGCCCGTTACCGACGACGAGCTGCACGCTTGCAGCTATGACAAGATGGCGAGCGTACAAGAGCGCCACCGCGAGGCATTGAAAGAAAAGGTGCGACAAAAAGCCATTCACGCGATTGCTCCTGCCGAAAACAAGACGGAATCACCCGTATTGCTGACGACGGGCGCCGATGACGGTACACGCAAAAAGTTTATCGCCGCCGATTTGCTCGCGCTGAAAAAGTCTTTCGACAAGATGCGTGTTCCCAAAAAAGACCGCGTATTGGTTATGTGCAGCGACCACATCAACGACCTGTTGGAGACTGAGCAGAAGTTCAAAGACCACTACAACATCAATCAGACCGAGGGCAAAATCTGCCGTTTGTACGGCTTCGACATCTATGAGTACGACGGTACGCCGCATTATAACGCTACCACGAAGAAGAAACTCGCTTGGGGTGCGGCCACTGCCGACACCGACATGCAGGCATCCGTGGCGTTCTATGTCGGTCGCATGATGAAAGCCAACGGGTCTGTGCAATTCTACTACAGCGAAGCGTCGAAAGACCCGCTGTACCACCGCAACCTCGTGAACTTCCGCAAGTGGGGCATCTGCCTGCCTCTTTCAGACAAGAACTGCACAGCGGCCATCATCAGCGAGAAAGTAACCAAGGCGTAACCGACGGCTGAATGGCAAAGTTGCAGTATCTCGTAATCCACTGTACGGCCACCCCCGAGGGGCGCGAGGTCAGTGCTGCCGACATCAGGCGGTGGCACACCTCGCCCGCCCCCACAGGGCGCGGCTGGAGGCAGGTCGGTTATACGGACTTGTTCCATCTGGACGGCAGTGTGGAGCGCCTCGTGGACAATAACGAGGACGGGAACGTCGATCCGTGGGAAATCACCAACGGCGCAGCAGGCTACAACGGCGTGAGCCGTCATATCGTCTATGCGGGAGGCTGTGATGCAAGTATGCGGCCCAAGGATACCCGTACCGAGGCGCAGAAAGAGGCACTGAAAAAGTATGTGCTCGATTTTCACGCTAAGCATCCCGATGTACAGATTGTCGGCCACAACCAGCTGGCGCCGAAAGCCTGTCCCTCGTTCGACGTTCCGCAGTGGCTGGCAACGATAGGTGTCAAACTGTAATGTCAGTATGAATGGACTATTTGACCATCATCGCGAGTGCATTCTGTTCGATAGTCGGGGCGTTGGGTGGCGGTGGAATTATCTACTACAAGCAGACCCGACGAATGAAAGAGGCCGAGGTGGAGGCCAAGCAGTCCGACGAATGGAAGAAACTCTACGAAAAGAGCGATGAGGACAGCCGCGAAAAGGACAGGAAAATCGACGCACTCTATACCGAGCGGCAACAGATGTATAACCAACTGATCGAGCGAGACAGTATCATCGCCAAAAAGGACATCGTAATCGAACGATTGAGATTTACACGCTGCGATGTAAACGGCTGCAAGCGTCGCCGGCCTCCGCGTGAATATGAAATTTACGACACCCTTGATAAGGACAATGAAAAGGATAGTACCGCTGTTTAGCCTCGTATTGCTGCTTTCATGTGCTACTACGAAACATACTGCCGGCATTGTGCAGACCGAAGTACACACAGACGCGCAGGCGCATTTCGACAGTCTGATGCAAGCGCAATTCGCTTTACAGTTGGAACGTCTGGCCGTCATGGATGGCGAAACCGTAACGGACTTAGTAGTGTTCGACACGGACAAGCCGCCCGTGGACAGTACGGGACTGCCACCCGTGAAAGCAGTCTTGCGCACCCAGACGAAACAGACCCGGCAAAGCCAAGAAAAAGCGACGGTACAGGCGGAAACCGATGTGCAGATGGAGTCGGAAACGGCAGACCGCACAACGGAAGTCAGCCAGACCGAACAGGTCGAGGAGAAGAAGCCGAGCGGTGGTATAAATATCCTGCGGCTGAGTGTCGGTGTGTTATTTCTGGCCGTGGCCGTCTTTGTGATATGGATATTTTACAAACGAATTAAACGCTAACGATATGTCATCTAAAAACAAGCAAGAAGAAACGGCGACCGCACAGGTTGCCCCGAAACCCGAAGCACAGGAACCGGCTGCACAGGCCACCCCTGTCGTCAATGTTCCAGAGTCCACTCCTGTCCCCGCTGAAACGGAATCATCCGTGTCGGCAGACAAAGACAAGGAGGATAAAAAGCAGAGACCTGCGGCAAAGTCCTCCGCAAATGTTCTGGAGAGTGCAGGCAGGGCGGCCATCGCGCGACACGGCTTCGCAGAAGTATTTGTCACGTCGGACGGTCTGGCGTTCCGCCTGCGTTCGGACGCACAGAATCATGCCGCAGCTCTGGCAAATAAGGACATCGTAAAAGTCACCAGAAAATGAACAGTTTAAAAATCGAACGACAGAACGGCAACGTGCCCAAGAGCGTGGCCGGCGAAGACCATGTATCCGGCTTCATCGCTTATCTGGCCGAGGCCGAAATCCCTGAGGGCTTCAAGACCGACCATGTACAGGCCGTTTCCACCATCGACGCTGCCGAGACGTTGGGCATCAAGGACGATGCCGAGAGCTGGGGTGTGCGGGTGCTGCACTACCAGCTTTCGGAGATTTTCCGCGTCAATCCGAGTATCTCGCTGTACGTTGGCGTATTTCCGAAACCTGAAAGTTACAAGTTCACAGAAATCAAGACGGTACAGAACTTCGCCAGCGGTCGCATCCGGCAGCTGGCCATCTGGTGCGGCGACAAGGAATTTTCCAGCGATGATGTGACGGCCATTCAGGGCGTGGCCGATGCACTGAATGAAGAGAACGCGCCGCTTTCGGTGCTGTATGCTCCGAAAGTGTCTGCCGTGCAGAGCATGCCTGCGGACGTGGCCGGTGCGAACCAGTGTCGCGTCAGCGTGGTAATTGCACAGGCAGGTAGCGGAACGGGTGCAGAACTCTATGCTGACGAGGCCAACGGCGAGGCGAAAGCCTCCGTGTCGGCTATCGGTGTGGTGCTGGGGCTGCTCTCCGCCGCCGCGGTGCATCAGTCCATCAGCTGGGTAAAGAACTTCCCGACGGGCGTAAGCGTGCCAGCCTTTGGCGACGGGACGCTGTACCGCGACCTCGACAAGGCACTCGTTGAGCAGCTGGATAGCGGGCGTTACCTGTTCTTCGTCACTCATGTCGGGCAGGCGGGCAGCTACGTGAACGACAGCCATACGATGGACAGTGCCACGAGCGACTACGCCATGATCGAGAGCGTGCGCACGATGGATAAGGCCGTTCGCGGCATCCGCACCTACCTTATCCCCGAACTGGGCGGTAATATCTATATCGATACAGACACGGGCAAGATGCAGGCGTACAGCGTCAGCCATCTGGAAACGACGGCAAACAAAGCCCTCGAGGATATGGAAAAGGCGGGCGAACTGTCGGGCTACAGGGTGGAAATCGACCCCGAACAGGACGTGTTAAGTACCGGCGAGGTGGAAATCGTTATCCGACAGGTAGCCGTGGGCGTCATGCGTAAAATCAAGGTAAAAATCGGTTTCGCTAAAACAGTATAACAATGGCAAGTACAATCAACAACGGCATCCCCCTGATCAACGGAATGCTTTACTCGTGGGCGGACATCGTGGCAACCATCAACGGCGTACCCCTTACGGGTATTACGGGTATCGAATACGGTGACAGTCAGGACGTGGTAAACAAGTATGGCGCAGGCCGTCACCCTGTAGGCCGAGCAAAGGGACGAATCACTCCGACGGCAAAAATCATCCTGTATCAGGAGGAAGTGGAAACTATACAGTCGCAGTCCCCGAACGGTCGCATACAAGACCTTGCTCCTTTCGATATTACGGTCACCTATTTGCCCGACAGCGGCATCATCAAGACGGACAAAATCCGCAACGTGCAGTTTTCGGGAAACAGCCGCAAATGGAAAGAGGGCGACACGGGACAGGAGGTGGAACTCGAACTCGTTCCGTCGCATATCGAATGGGCAAAATAGTAGCGGATTTTAACAATAAAAAATATGGAAAATAACGAACCGAAACAGCCGCAGGGAAAGACCTACGACGGCGGTGTAACCGAGGAACAAATCAATAAATGGAAAGCTGCGCACAAGCGCGTTGTCCGTATCGACGTGACGGACGGTGACGACCTGCATGTGGCTTATTTCAAACGCCCGTCGTTGGAAACCATGTCGGCGGTCACGAAAGTAACAAAGACCGACGAGGTGAAAGGTGCCACGGTACTTTACGACAACTGTTTTCTGGGCGGCGACCCCGAAATACGCGAAGATGCGCTGCTGTTCATGGCGGCGACGGCGCAGCTCGGACAGCTGTTCAACTCGTGCCTCGGTAGTTTAAAAAACTTGTAGAGGCACACCTCCTTTCTGAGGACGACGATAAGGACGGTTTTCAAAAGGGGTGTGCCTTAATACGTTCCAACCTCGGCATTGACCCGACGGCTGGGAGTTACGAAGACTGGGCAGCGCACTACGCACAAGCGTTGTGGCTGGAGAAGTGGCGACTGAAAAACAGGACAGAGATGTTAGCGGCCATGTTCGTAGGGAAATGATGAGCGATTACTTTTCCTGACCAAAGAAACGATCGGCTTGACGATTCCCCTGTAAACAAAGTACAGCAGTACAATAGGCAACCCTATATAAAGAGCGCCCCATTGTAAAACGATGGCCACATAGCCGAGTATGGTTAAGATAATATCCATATAACCGCTGTATATGACACAAAGGTAACAAATAACATTCCAATGGCAAATGTATTCGACTATCAATTTAACGTAGGCGGCAATTTTACCACAGTCATAGACGACATGACGGAAAGCACCGGGCGTTTCAATGCAAATGTGGAAACGGCTCGTGCCGGGTTAAGCGCATGGGAGCAACGTTTTGCTGCATTCGGGTTGATAAGCGAATATATAGAGAATGCGAGCAATGCCATGTCAAGTCTTGTGCAGTCCGGCATCGACCTCGACAGCCAAATGCACGACCTCAGTGCCATTGCAGGAGTTACCGGCAAAACCCTCGACAAGATAGAAGGATATGCCCGCGACAGCGCCAAGGCTTTCGGCATCGATGCTTCGCAGGCTGTGGAGGGGTACAAACTTCTGCTTTCGCAGTTGTCTCCCGAACTGGGCAAGTACCCAGATGCGTTGCAGGCTATGGGGAACAGTATCGCTACCACCAGCAAACTGATGGGCGGCGACGGCGTGGCCGCGGCGGAGGTTCTGACCACAGCGATGAACCAGTACGGCGTGAGCCTCGACGACCCGATAAAGGCCAGTGAGGAGATGGCGCGTATGATGAATGTCATGGCTGCAGCCGGTCAGGAGGGCTCGGCGGAACTTCCCGCCATTAAAGTAGCGTTGGAGCAGTGCGGTATGGCTGCGAAAGCTGCAAACGTAAGTTTCGAGGAGACCAACGCGGCCATTCAGGTACTCGACAAGGCGGGCAAAAAGGGTTCGGAGGCCGGCGTTGCGTTACGCAATACGCTGACTATATTAGGACAAGGCCGTTTCATGCCCAAAGATACGCTGAAGGCACTTGAAGCGGCTGGCATCGATGTTATCAGACTTGCTGACACGAGCCTCACGCTGAAAGAGCGGCTTGACATGCTTGCGCCCGTGATGAATGACGCCGCCCTGTTCTCGAAGCTCTTCGGCATGGAGAACAGCAATGCCGCCCGCGCGTTGGTACAGAGCCGCGACGAACTTGCCCGGTTAACAGAAGCAATAACAGGCACCGAATCGGCAGAGGAGCAGGCCGCCATTATCATGGATAGTTATGCAGAGCGACAGGCACGTGTCATCCAGCAGTTTGAGGACATAAAAATATCTCTGTTCCAATTAACGGGAGACTTTTCGTTATGGAGCGGGGTGATTGCACAGGCGTTGATACCGCTGGCGCAACTTACCCCATTATTCCAAGCGGTACTGGCAGGAATGAAAGCCATTTATAATCTGAACTGGGCATCCATGTGGTCGCGTGTGCAGAGCTTTGTCCATGCGGCGCGTTTGCAAATGACCTTGATGAACCGCGAACTTGTTACCGGGCAAATTGCCTCTAACGGCTTTTTCATAAACATGATCCGCGCCACGCTGGCGGTGCTGCGCTTTGCGACGGTGGGTATTTTTCAAGCTCTCAAAGGCTTGGGTGCGCTGATTATGTCATTCATTACGGGCGGCGCTACTTCCGCCGCATTTTCGGCCACGGCTACCGCTGCATTCACGGCTTTCAGGGTCAGCGCCGTGTCGGCCTGTCGTGCCGTGGGTGTAGCTATTAAGAGCATTCCGATTATCGGTTGGATAGCCACGGCCATTGCCGCACTGGTGGCTCTCGGCACATACTTCTGGAATACATCAGCGAAATTCCGCGCGGTGCTTAAAGGTATAGGGGCAGCGTTCGTCGCCACATTCAAAGGCATTTGGGACTTGGCAAAAAATGTTTTCGGCTCGATAGGCGACCTTATCGTGGCTGCTTTCTCGCTTGACGGGCAAGGCATCAAGGATGCGATAAACAGACTGAAAGGCGGATTTTCGGACTTCGGCAAGAACGTAGGCAAGGCGTTCAACGAAGCCTACGATGCGGAAATGGCTGCGGCTAAAAAGGAGGAGGAAGCCAAGCGGAAGAAAGAGGAGAACCCCGACCCGGATGCCCCGACCGTAGATGTTCCCACGGTGGACGTCCCCGTTGTAATCCCTCCCGATCCTACCGGCGGCAGTCTCGGCACGGCAACAGGCGGCAAATCCGACGGCAGTGGGAAGATTAGAAATATAACGATCAACGTGGACAGGCTGGTAGAACGTTTCGAGATACACACCACCAACCTATCGGAGGACTTGGGCAAGGTCAAGGACATGGTTTCGGAAGCCTTGCTGTCCGCATTGAACGATGTAAACTTGGCAATTTAGTTATGACACCGGTAAGTTTCGCGTTCGTGGCCGCAGGCATAGCCACGCAGACGAAAGGTACTTTGTACAGGCTGCAGCCGTCACGCACGGGACAGTCGCCCGATTGGAACGGTCGCGGCGGAGCTGTTACGACTCGCGATTTGCCTACGCCGATAACCGATAAAAGCTATTGGGAGGGGCGTTATGTGCTGTGTGAACTTACGCTGCGCACGCAGGATAACAAGACGCTTGTAATAAACGATGCGGTTTGTGCTGTCAGTCGCGCGAAAAACATCGTGGCCACACAGATGGTCGGCATGGACGGTACGGTGAAAGAATACATCAACGAGGGAGACTACCAGATAAATATCGTTATCGGTGTAGCCGCCGTCCGAAACGGGGTCATCGTGGACGAGTACCCCGAAGACGGCATGCGCGAACTGCGCGCCTTTCTGGATGAAAAGGCGGCCATCAAGGTACATAGCGCATTTCTGGAGCTGTTCGACATCGGCAGCATTGTGATAAAGAGTTTTTCCGTCACGCAGGACACGGCAAGCAATTATCAAAGCGTGAGCATTTCCGCAGTGAGCGACGGCGAGTATAACGTGTATAGCACGGAGTATTAAACAGTGATTAAACGGCATTCAAACGATGTATAGGTTGACGGCAAAAATAGAAATCACGGGCGCGAAGTCTTGGCTGATCGATAAGGTCACGGAGGTGGAGATCACCCGCGACACCGAAAAGCTAACGGACGAATGCCGTCTGACGCTGCCGAAAAAAATCAAGTGGGACGGTACTGCGGAAATCCCCGTACAGCGCGGTGATGCAGTAAAGGTGTGGCTCGGTTACAATGATGACTTGCAGCTGGCCTTTATGGGTTACGTGCGCGATGTAGGTTTCAAGACCCCTGTAGTCATTACTTGCGAGAATGAGATGTTCAAGCTCAAGCAGATGCCCGCACAGAAAAAAGCCTATAAAAACGTAACCATCGAAACGCTGTTGCAGGAGCAGGGCATTTCCTATGACATCAAAGTTATGGGTGAACAGAACCTCGGCCAGTACCGCGTCACCGCCGATACGGTTGCTGCTCTGCTCGGTCACCTGCACGAAAACGGCATCCGCAGTTTCTTCCGATACGAAGAGGGCGCGCCCGTATTGTATTGCGGCGTACTGTTCGAGCGCGAGAGCCGCCCGACGCAGGTATTCGCTACGGGCGTGAACATCATCGACGACCAGAACCTCGAACAGCAGAAAGCCGAGAATATGCGCCTGCGCATCAAAGCGATCAGTCTGATGCCGGACAATAAGAAAATAAAGGTGGAGGTCGGCGATGCGGACGGCGAACACCGCACGCTCCACACCTACAACAAGAACGAAAGCGAACTGCGGGCGTGGGTAGAACAGGAGATAAAACGCCTGAAACGAGACGGTCTTACGGGCAGTTTCACGACGTTCGGTTATCGGCTGGTGGATAAGCTGGATGTCGTCGGCGTAAAGATAGACGGCGAGAAGAAAGGCGTTTATCAGGTCAAGAAGAATGTAATCAAATACGGTACGGGCGGTTTCCGGCAGGAAATCACGCTCGGGGCGAGAGTAGCGGAATGAGCAATATACAAGATGCAATCAGACAGTTGGCGCAAGGCGGTCGGCAAACGGCGAGCCTCGTGTGTACGGTGGACGCAGTGGATAAGGATGCGCGCACGGTAGACTGCACGCCCCTCGATGAGGGGGCGCCGCTCTTGGGCGTGAATTTGCAGGCCAATCAAGGGAGCAAGTTCGGAATCGTGGCTTTCCCCCGCGTGGGCAGTTACGTGGTGGTAGGTTTCGTGGCCGACGGCAGTGCAGGGGTCGTACTGCTGACCGATGATGTGGAGAGTGTAGAGGTGGTCATCAGTGAAAGCACCGCGCGCATCGAGGCTGACGAGGAGGGTGTGCACGTGCGGATGGGCGATGACACCAGCGCAGAACTTACCGGCGAGGGAGTAATACTCAACGGCGGCAGTTTTGGGGGCATGGTCAAAGCGGAGCAACTTGCCCAGCGTATCAATGCCATAGAGAAAGATATCAACACGCTTAAGAACGTGTTTTCCGCGTGGGTGACAACTCCGAACGATGGCGGAGCGGCCTTGAAACTTGCTGCCGCTGCGTGGGCAGGCTCTCTGCTTACGCTGACCCAGCGAAGCGATTATGAAAATGGAAAAGTAAAACACTGATGAACGGTATACTGATAGATGCGGAAAGCGGCGACCTGCTCGTGCAGCACAGCAGTGTCGTGATAGGCGATACAGACAGCCAGATTGCCGAGGGCGTTCTTGTATCGATGCGCGGCGAGTGGAAAGAGTGTCCGCTTATCGGAGGCGAAGTGACGAAGATGCTGGGCGGCCATGTGGATGTGATGTGGCGCGGAGAGGTCAAGAAGATGCTGGAAGCCTGCGGTCTTGAAGTACAGAGGATCAGCGTTTCGGAAGATAACGTTATAACGGTAGAGTGATGGAAGTCAAGGCAAAGGACAGGCAGAGCCTGCTGGATATGGCCGTACAGACGGCTGGCAGCGTGGAGGCTGCGTTCAGGCTCTCGGCGGCCAACGACATAGGCATTACGGACACTTTGGAGGACGGGCAGGTACTCGATACCGTACCCGTTGAGAATGCCGAGACGGTACGCCGTTACGGTGTACAGAAGATAGAACCCGCCACTGCATTGAGTGCGGAGGAGATGTCCGCACTGGCACAAGAGGGCATCAATTTTATGGGTATTGAAATAGACTTTATAGTAAGTTAAAAAGAGATGGCAAGGACAATCGCGGAAATAAAGGAAAGCATTGCGGCGGACTTCATGCGTAATTCGGACGTGGCGCGTGCTTATGGCTTTGAAGCGGGTGCGGCATTTACGTCGCATTTCAGCAGGGTAAGTATCGAAAGTCTGCTGTTCTATATCGTTGCCTGCGCTACGTGGGTTCTGGAGTGTCTGTTCGACCAGCACAAAACGGATGTGGAGAAGCGTATCGAAGAGATACTGCCTCACCGCCCGAAATGGTATCGGGATAAGGTGCTGGCCTTTATGAAAGACAAGACCCTTATTTCGGACACAGATACCTACGATACTGTCGGCATGGGCGAGGACGACATAGAAGCAGCTCGCGTTGTAAAACATGCCGCGGCTTCCGAGAACAAGAACACATCTATCCTGACGATCAAGGTTGCCGGAGAAAAGAACGGCGAGCGGTGTCCTCTCGATGCGGAGACAGAGACGCAACTTGCAGCATACATAGCCGAAATAAAGGATGCCGGCGTACGCGTAGAGTTGGTAAATATCGATGCTGACACATTCAACTGCGAGGTTGACATCTACTACGACCCGATGTTGTTGCCCGAGCAGGTGGAGAATGCCTGTCGCGAGGCGATAAAGGAATACATCGAAAACCTGCCGTTCAACGGCGAATATACGAACATGGCGCTCGTGGACAGGCTACAGATGGTAGAGGGTGTCAAGATTCCCGAACTGCGCAGTGCATCGACTTCTGCAAACGGCGAAGCGACAGCCGTGCCGATAGACGCGCGTTATGTTCCTCAGGCAGGCTACTTCATGGTCGGAAGTCTCACTATAAATATGTTCCCATATTGATGAGCCTCTATGACCTTAAAATAAAGCGTCTGGCGTTGCTGTTACTGCCCACTTTCTACCGCAAGCCACTGATTGCCGCCTTTGCTCAAAGCATGGTGCAGGGTGTAAACATCGTGTACGGAAATTTCATGCGCTGGCGTCAGGACAAGCAATACAGATTGTCGCATAATGGACAGGTTTGCTACCTGCGGGCAGTGCTGAACGACCAGTTCGACCCTATCGAGCGGCGAATTACGATCACCGACGGTACGGCAAACATGGATTTGCTTACCCTGTACTGCCGAGACATGGATATGGCGGCATTGGTGCCGTCGCGAGGTGCGGATAACAGTATGACGTTATACCGGCGCGGAAGCGGAGAGAACGGTTATGATTTTTGGGTGAATATTCCCGTCGCACTGTACGACACGGTCGATACGGAAAGACTGAGAGCCATCGTCGACGCGTATAAGCTGACATCAAAACGATTCTCGATAAATTACATATAAATGAAACAGACACAAGGCAGATTCTTATTGCAGCCGAACAGAGACTTCCCGGCAGATTGCGAAATGCTGGATTACATCCAGACAAATGCTCATATAGTCTCTATTATCGGCAATTTGGCTGGAGATAAGGCGGTATTGCTGGGATGCGAGCCGCTTAACGAAACGCAGCGCGGGGAGGGATACGTCTTTCTGCGAACTAAAGACCATCCGGAGGGCGAGGTGCTGTTCTGGGAAGGCGGCTCAACGTCCGGGGGCATGTACCTTAAACAAGAAACAATCTCCGTGCAGGCGCACGGTTACGACTATCCGGAGGCGTACGTCCGGCGTTCTCTCGCTGCCGGAGTCGGCTCGGAAAACTACAAATGGACGGACTTTCACGAGGCACGCTCGCTGCCGAAACTCACTGCGGAAATCGAAACCCTGCGGACGGCGTTGGCGAATATCAAACAGTCGCCCATCGGGACGGTGGAGATATGGGCTGGTGGAGACGAAATACCGGAAAATTACGCGCTCTGCGACGGACGTGCACTGCGTCAGGGTTTGAACTACGCCCTGTACAGTGTCCTCGGCGACAAATACAACGAGGCTCCCGACTGCAACGGACGACCGCAGACCACATCGTTCGGGTATTTCCGTCTGCCTGATTTGCGCGGGCGGTTTATAGTGGGATATAACGGCACGGATAGCGATTACAGCAGTTACGGTCGCGCCGGCGGCGAAAAGAAGCATACGCTTTCTGCCGGTGAAATGCCCTCGCACACGCATATTTTCAAGGACTATTACCAGAATGAGCGGCTGTACGGTTCTGGTGGTATAGACGGTGCTGATAAGGTAGACCCTTCCGTGGGGACTTATGGCGCAAGCAGCGACTGCAAGTATTTACTGTACAAAGAGCATAATACATCATCCTCCGGCAATAATCTCGCACATGAGAACCGTCCGCCGTATTACGTACTTGCTTATATCATGCGAATAAAATAAAAAAACTCAGACAATGGCAATACGTGCACGCTCGCTGCTCCGAAAGTGGTTCGGACGCGGGCAATATCCGACGGCGGAACAGTTTTCCGATTTTTTCGACAGTTTCGTGCATCGCGACGAGGATAAGATCGCGATCGACAAGGTAGACGAACTGCCCGACCGGTTGAACGGTAAATACGGTCAGGACGACGGCGTTCGGTTGGAGGGACAGCTGGAACAGCTCTCCGATACGTTATCGGGACATATCATTATATCCGACGACCATTTCATACGTCTCGACGAGGGACTCGCAGCGGAAACCGCCCGCGCCAAAGGGGAAGAGGCGACTATTCGCAACGCTCTGACAACGGGCGATGCCGCCACGCTGCAATCTGCGAAAACTTACGCCGACGGGAAAGTAGCCGACGAAGCAACCCAGCGGGAACAGGGCGACGCCGCAACCCTACAGGCGGCGAAAACGTACACCGATGCGGAAACCGCCCGCGCCAAAGGGGAAGAGGCGACTATTCGCAACGCTCTGACAACGGGCGATGCCGCCACGCTGCAATCTGCGAAAACTTACGCCGACGGGAAAGTAGCCGACGAAGCAACCCTGCGCGAACATGGCGACGCCGCTACTCTACAGTCGGCGAAAACGTACACCGATGCGGAAACCGCCCGCGCCGAGGGGGAAGAGGCTGCTATTCGCAATGAACTGACCGCGGGCGATGCTGCGACCTTACAGTCAGGAAAGACTTACGCCGACGGGAAAGTAGCTGCCGAAGCGGCTCTGCGCGAACAGGGCGACGCCGCAACCCTTCAGGAGGCGAACGAACATACTGGCTCGCTCGTGGCTTCGGAACAAGCTGCCCGCGAAAGCGGAGACCGGACGACACTGCAGTCTGCGAAGGATTACGTGGATAAAGCCATCGCCGAACTGGTGGACGGTAGTCCCGCCGCGCTCGACACCCTTAAGGAGCTGTCAGCCGCACTTGGCGACGACCCGAATTTTGCGGCGACGGTTGCGGGACAAATCGGTCAGAAAGTCGATAAGGTGACCGGCAAAGGGCTTTCGACCGAAGACTATACTACAGCCGAGAAATCGAAACTCGCAGGCATTGCTACAGGGGCGAATAACTATGTCCACCCATCAGCACATCCCGCGTCGATTATCACGCAGGATGCGTCTCATCGCTTTGTGACCGATACCGAAAAATCGACGTGGAACGGTAAGGCATCAACAGCCGTAGCCACCGCTTCGGCAAACGGCCTCATGGCTGCCGCCGACAAGAAAAAGCTGGACGGCGTAGCCGCCGGAGCGAACAACTACGTACATCCCGCGGCGCATCCCGCATCGATGATTGCCGAGGATACATCTCATCGCTTTATTACCGACGCCGAGCGCGAAGCGTGGAACAGCAAGGCAACCGGAGTGGTCGCTACGCAGTCCGCCAACGGCCTCATGTCGGCGGCTGACAAAACGAAATTGGACGGCATAGCCGCCGGAGCGAACAACTATATCCACCCATCGGCACATCCCGCGTCGATTATCACGCAGGACGCGTCTCATCGTTTCGTAACCGATACCGAAAAATCGACGTGGAACGGTAAGGCATCAACAGCCGTAGCCACCACTTCGGTAAACGGCCTCATGGCTGCCGCCGACAAGAAAAAGTTGGACGGATTGCAGAAAACTCTGACGATTCAGTTAAACGGAGCAGGCCAGCCTGCCTATGACGGCTCGGTAGCTCGGACAATAAATATTACGCCGGAGAGTATCGGTGCACAGACTGCTGAGGGATACCCTCAGTACGGTTTGCAGTCGTCAATGATTGGCTGGAATATCGGCCGCACGGCAACGCTCTTCATACCGGGTTACGGAACGAAATCATTACCGAGCGGCGGATTAAGTATGAATATCGGCATCAATATCGGATATCCTGTTTACATATTCGAGCTGAGTTCGAATATCTCAACTACCGTGAGTAATCTGGTGATAGAGTGCTCGCATTCTACTACACCGGGTTCGGGAACAAAGGTCTTCGACTACAAGCAGAATATCAACTATTGCGGAGCTGTAATGTTCACCAAAAAAACATCCGGCGTCGTGCTGCAGATCGCAGGATTCATGTTCTACCCGACGCCGGGCAATGCGTATGTTATAAGCGTAGAATAACTGTAGACTTATTAAATATCCGGGGACAAAAAAGCCCCCGGCCTGTTAGTAGTCATCTCACCTACATACTAACAATAATGCGACAGCACCGCACAGCCGGGGGAATCCTCGTCTGCGGAGCTGTCGCTTTTTTCGTGCATGGAAATCCTGCACGGTATGTAGGTGAGATGCCACAAAAATAACTATTAAAACCGAAACTGAAACAATGAGAACCCCCATTTCCTACTACGGCGGCAAACAGACGATGCTCAAGCACATCCTGCCGCTCATCCCCCGACATCGCATCTACACCGAGGCGTTCTGCGGCGGCGCGGCCGTCCTGTTCGCCAAACGTCCGGCCGAAGCCGAGGTCATCAACGACATCAACATGGAGCTGACCAACTTCTACTGGTGCGCGCAAGTCTACTATTCAGACCTCAAACGTGAAATCGACAAGACACTACATAGTAGAGATATACACGCACATGCCGCACATATTAACCAGTATCCGCAGTTTTTCTCTCCCGTTGAGCGTGCATGGGCTGTTTGGGCACTTTGCAAGATGTCGTTTGCATCGATGATGGGCGGAGCATTCGGATATGACTTCGGCGGGGTAATGCCCAAGAAACTACGCAATGCGAAAGATGATGTGACGGAACGACTATGCCAGCGTCTCGAACACGTAACGGTCGAGAATCGCAATGCCCTCGATGTGATCGCCTGCTACGACGCACCCGATGCGTTTCATTTCGTTGATCCGCCTTATATAAATTCTGACTGCGGACATTATGACGGCGTATTTTCCGAGCAAAACATGAAAGAATTACTCTGTCTGCTGGAAACTGTCAAAGGTAAATTCATGCTGACGATGTTTCCGTATGATATGATCGAGGATTATGCTCGCAAAAACGGCTGGATAATCCACAGGGTTGAACGAACAATCAGTGCGTCCAAGACAAGTCGAAGGAAGCAGGAAGAATGGATGATTTGCAATTACGAAGACAAGAAACAAGCGACATTATTCGACGTAAAATAGGATTTGAATAGCATTTGAAAAGCGTTTAATCGACAATGGATGATGCAAAGTACACAGGCGAAAATTCTTAGTTTTTGTACATCTGAATTTTAGACTCTGTACATTTGAATTGTGCGATTATACATGCTCTCCATGCTTGCGATCCGGTCGCACAGCTCGCCGACCACCGTCGGCAGGTCGTTGAATGTAAGTTGGTCCTTTGCCATGTCGTCATTGTTTTTATGTGTTTCAACATGGTGCAAACCAACGGAATGAATTCACGCAGACCAACGCTGACGGGAATCATTTTTTCATCAGCTAGGGTTCATTTTTCCCGATGGATGCCGATCTGCTCCAGATGGAAGCGGAAATCGCCCTCGTCGGGAATGTCGATTGGAATATGGCTCGGGACTGCGACACGCAGGTTGCGCTGCAGGTATTCGACGGTGGCGTTGTTGAGCTCGTGGGGAAACGACAGCTTGATGAACCGGGCCCGCTCTTCGAGCGAGATGTGGAGCCGTTCGCCGATGTTCCATGCCAGGTGGCGCAACTCCGGCGACCGCAACGGGCGGTCCGGGTTGGAGCGCAGCGGCAGGCAGGAGTCCGTCCGGCCGCAGGCTATCTGCTCGATGTTGGTGAGGAGGGTGCCGAGAGCTTTCTGCGACAGGAAGGGCGCGGTTGCAACGGTCACATATTCACGGATGGCCTCCATAAGTTCGGCGTGGCGTCGGGCCTCCTGCTGTTTCATTTCCTCCAGCAACTGGTTGTATCTTTCCATATAGGGATCGCGGTGCGGCCCGGCGGTGATTCCCGCTTCGACCTTGGTGGCCTCTTTGACGGGCTCGGTTTCTATTATCTCAGCGCGGGTCTCGGCCTGCTCGGTGACAACAGCCCGGGTGCGTTCTGTTTTGTCAGCCTCCAACTTTTGCCGATTGGCGGAAGGGGAGAGCGAGTATTTTATAAGCCAACGGTAGATGTACCGTTGCAACACACCGCACAAAACGATTGATACCACAAGTATGATGATGACGGGCGTTGCCACGGGCGTGATGTTGATGTCGTGGCATAGGTAAAGGTAGTTATCGACAACGGTAAAGAGGACCGCCGCGAGGGTCAGAACCAT